TTCGTCGACGCTGTGAAGCGTGGCGACGTCGCCTGATAGCGGCACAACGCAAAGAGCCCCCGCCGGGTGACCGACGGGGGCTCTTGTGTGCTCAGTACTTGCCGCCTCGCGCGGCCCGTACCTTATCCAGGCAGGTTGGGCAGAGTGGTCCGCCTCCCTGTCCGTACTTCACTGTCTGCTCTCCGCACGTTGCGCACGGGCCACTCTGGGAACTCATGTGCTAAGGGTACGTCGCCGCCCGCTGCGAGCCGTGTCGACAGCCTGCCGGTAACCGATGTGCGCACACCAGTCGGCGATGTCGTTGTACCGCGGGAGCGCCTCCAGCTCGTCGGCCACCTTGCTCCGAACGACGATCTCCTCTGCCGACATGTCCGTACCGATTCGCCCCTCCGCCTCGTCGGCCGCGCGGAGGAGAGCAGCGGCGAAGTCACGTGCTTGCGCAGGGGTAAGCGGGTTCCGGTCGTAGCAGTGGATCCACGAGGGCGCGTCTTCCCTCTCCAGAACCACTGCCTTGGGGTGAGCGTCGTCAACCTCGACGCCCCAACCGTTTGTCCGGGGGTGCATAAGTCGCTCCATGATCTCTCCTCACACACCCGCGGTGCGCTTGACGTTGATGACCTTACGGGCCTCGTCCAGGTCGACGCGGACGGAGTTGGGCGTTGTACCGGAGTACTTCGTCAGCCGGGGGCGCGGACCGTTGGCAGCGCTGCGCACCGTCTCCGGGGCCACACCCAGCCGCTCTGCAGCCTCCGCGTAGGACACGAGGTTGGGGCGTGGAGCCGCTTTTACGGCCTCCGCGGGCTCCTCGTCCGCCGACTCCGCGTTCGGCGCTCCAGCGGGCTCCTGAGGCTTCTCCGTGTGTGACTTGCGGGAGTGGACGAGGAGCGAGCCACCGAAGAACGCGAGGACGGGCCAGCCGGCGACCATCACGCGGAGGAGGACGGGCGGGTGCGCCAGGTCCAGGACGCCAGCCGTACCGACGTTCGCGCCAATCGATGCTGCCATGGACAGCAGGAACCACACCCATGGAGCGCGCTTCGACTCCCCCTCGGCCGCCTCCCGGATCTGCTTCCAGGCCATGACCAACAGGAGATCCACGCTTACGGGGTAGGCCCATGCCTTCCAGCCGCCCTGGCCGGCTGCCTCCGCAATGTCGTGGATGTGAGCGAAGGACAGGGCTGCGGCAATGACGGCCTGGATAAGGAGGGGGTCCCGCAGGCTGCTTCTCATGGCTCCTCAGTTCGTGTACGGGGGTGTGTGAGTGGCTCGTGCGACGGAGCCCCTGTCTCCGCAATTGACAGGGGCTCCAGGGTGGGTCAGCTGGGAAGCGGCGCCCACTTCAATCCCAGGGCGTGAGTGTGAGTGATCCACGCGTCGAGCTTGACGCTCACTGTCTCCCACTCCTCTACCGTCAGGTCGTACCCGTAGCCCTGACGGCCGTAGTCCCGGACGTAGTCCGCCAGGGCCGCTATGCAGTTGTCGCGCGAGCGCGGGGCAGTGACTACCGCCTCGACGCCGGGCTTGCCGTAGTCGGTCACGACGGACCATCCGAAGTGCGCGACTTCCGCGATCCACACCGTGTACCGACCGTAGTGCGCCCAGTTGTACGACACGCGGGTTGCGCGAGCGCGGGGGATGGACGTCAGGTCGTCGACGGTGATCGGGAGCATCGTCTCGGTGGCGGTCATGTTGTCTCCTTCGCGAGTGCCTTGCGTTGCCCCGACTATCGCACAGTTATGGCGACCACCACAACACCTGACGGCAACTTCCGTGAGTCGTTTTACGCAGCTCTCGACAGGACGTCAACGGCCAGGCGAACGGCGCCCATTCCGGCGTCGTCAGGAGCGGGTGCTCCCGCGATGCCTGCGCCGGCGAACATGTCGGCCGTTGTGATCGCGTCGGAGTCCGTCCTCCCCTCGTCGACGAGACCGCGAGCGACTCGGACGGCGTCGAGCGCAGAGAACATCATCACTCCCCCGCCTCGTCCCGCAGGTCCGCCAGGGCGTCGCCGATTGCGGCCCACCCATCGTCATCCGACAGTCGGCCGGCGATGACTTCGGCCCAGACACCGTTCACCGTGACGTGGAACGCGTCCAGGGCTTCCAGCTTTTCCGTATCGTTCATCATGGCGGTTCCTCCTAAGCCGTGCGGTGGTGCACCGTGTGCGAACAGTTCCAACCCGGGTCACAGTCGGGGACGTTGCGCTTCCGACCGTCGAGGCAGACGTCACACAGGTCGTAGTTCGGGTTGTCGAGCGCCGACTGAGCGGGGAGTCCGAAGTCGTTGATCATGTGGTCGGGGGCCGCGTTCCCGCAGTGCCGGTAGAGGTCTCCTCGTCCCCGCCACGTCCACGTTCGGCCGTGCTGGTCGACGATGTCCGGGTGCTCTGCGCGCTCGATGGCGGCCAGCTCCTCGCGGGCGGAGGTCCACCTGTCTATCAGGGCTGAGACGCTGTCCATCTGTCCTCCGTAAGTAACTGACGAAACCCCCGCCGGGGCGGGGGCCGTTTCGATCAGAAGCCGGCTTCGAGGAGCCAGTCCGGCTTACCCTTTGCCTCCGAGAGGACGTCCTCGTCGAAGAGCTCCGGCTCGTCGGCGACCGGGGCGAAGATGCCCGCGCCCAGCTCCCCCGCGACGAGGGGGCGGGAGTCGTAACCGAAGTCGAGGTCAGCGCGGGCGACGAGGTGGTCAATCTCCGTGCACGTGATGTCGTCCAGGGCCTTCATTGTGTTCCCCTCCCTGCGGGACTTCCGTAAGTCCCTTGCGTTGCTCTGACTATCGCACAGTTATGGCGACCACCACAACACCTGGCGCCAACTTCCGTGAGTCGTTTTACGCACCTGCCGCGAGGAGTGCGACGAGCCGGCCCCCGGGGAGCGTCACCACGTACCCTCCGCGGACCCTCGTCGTCTCGTGCCGGCGCCGCATGGCCTGGCGCAGGAAGTGACGGTGCGCCACGTCGTCGACGAGGAGGGAGGGTCCGTCCTCGAAGGTGACCCGGTACGTCACGCCGCCCTCACGATGCGCGTGACGGTGAGAGGGCGGGACGCCAGGATGACAGCGTCTCCCCCGTCGACGAAACGGATGTGGACGTGTCCCTTGGCCGTCGGCCACGCGGGACCGTCCGCGGTGCGCTCGTGGCCGTGGAGGACGAAGACGTCTCCCCCGCGGATCTGGCGGGCCTCGATGTTCTCCTGAATGGTGAATGAGTCCATGGCTCCTCCTGTGAGTGACTCGCGTTTAGACCCGGTGCAGCAGCGAGAACCCCGTCCCGCTCCCCTCGCACGTCTGGAGGACGAGGGCCGGCGACCCCGGGAACGCCGGGATGGATCCGCCCTGACGGTTTATCCGCAGGTGTCCATAGACCTTGTACGTCCCCGCGAGAGGACCGGAGATGACTCGGACCGTGCGGCCGACGGGCACGGTGGCCAACCAGGAGTAGCCCATGTAGTTGTGGCCGGCCAGGATGTTGCCCGCGTACATCGTGAGCGCTCCGGCGTCGATGCACGGCTGCGGAGCGGCGCTGCAGTTCCGGTAGTACGTCACGCGGATGTCCGCGGGGGCCTTCGGGATCGGGTGCTTCGTCCGCGGCCTCGTTGACGGCGTGGCGAGCGACGCGGAGGGATGCGGCGTCAGTGTCTTGCGCACGCCCTCACGGGTCGTGTGTGACGTCGGACGGGGCTCCGGGCGGTAGGGCGTCATCCTCGTCGGCGACGGGGTCACCACGGGAGCCGTGACGACGTCGGAGAGGAACGGTCCGTCCGGCGCCTGCGCGTCGGTGGCGACGGAGAGGACCGTCGACATGGCTGCGGCAGTGGCGACGGCCGCGAGCGCCAGGCCTCCGAGGAGGGGCGTACGGGATGGCTTCGTCATGGTTACTTCTCCTCGTCCTTCTGCGTCGGTCCGCCGACGCGCTTCATGTCGGTGTGGAGCTGGGAGACGGCCGGCTTGCGGTTCGTCGACGCCGTGGCGTGGAACCGGTCGAAGGCTGCTCGGACGTCGGTGTCGTTGGCGGTGCGTCGCATGGTCACACTTCCTTTCCACAGCGCTTGAGTTCCCAGCCCACGACGAGCGCCATGACCAGCACGGGAACGCTGAAGGTGATCAGGATGGCGATCGGTGACCCCGCTCCGACCGTCAGCAGCAGGACGGGGAACGGCACGTACAGGCACACAAGTTGCGCTACCAGGACTCTCGTCCGCTTCATATCGGCTCCTTCAGGTTCTTCGAGTGCCCCGCCGCGGATTCGAACCGCGCGCCCGCCGGCACTGGGGGTGCCGGGTGTGTTCGGGCGATGCCTCAGCGGGGCGCCTTACTACGCGAATCGCTTCCGGTAGACCATGTTCGACGCAATCAACTCCCGTCCCTGCGGGCTGCGGACGTTGCGCTCCGCGCCACGAATGCGCTTCACCTGGCCTTGCAGCGCCATGCCGTACCGGTTCGTACGGAGGAACGTGCGCTTCATCGCCGTCGGGCTCATCTCTGCCTCCCCTGGGGCGCCCCTTGCGAGGCGCCCCGTCCGTGAATTCCTTGCGTGACTCGACTATCGCACAGTTATGGCGACCACCACAACATGCCCGGGGAAGTTCCGTGAAACGACTTGCGGACCTACTCGTCCGCGAGGAACTGCGCGAGGTGGATGACGTCCGCGGCCGAGGTGTGCTCGACGCCGGCCAGCAGCTCCTTAGCGGCGCGGACATGGGCGGCGTGGCGGCTGACGACGGGCTCCGGCTCGTCGGCCGGTGACTCTCCCATGAGGTCGCGCTCCCAATCGGCCAGCGGGGCGGGCTCGGTGACGACCTTTTCCCAGTTCTCCGCGTCGCGGAAGTACCAGTAGCCATCGTTCGCGGGGTCATCCACGACCACCAGCGTGTCGCGCACCTCGTGCACGGTGAACACGTCGCCGCGACTTACGTCGGCGTACTCCGCGTCGTCGACGAGGATCCGGATCTTGTCGCCCGGCTTCAGGGGCGAAGGCTCCTCCTCCTTCGCCTCTCCCCTATTGATCTCGTCGGCCAGGGCGAGGATGCCGCGGGCGAAGACACGAGCCTTCGACGCGGAGAGGTAGGTCTCCATCTTGTGTTCCCCGTTGTGGACGGCCTCCAGCTCGACGGCGTCCCCGTCGCGGCGTGCGGTGATGGTGTCGAGGCTGGAGGCGTTGCAGGTGGCTACGTACTCGGTCACGTTCTCTCCTCGTGTCAGTGTCTTGCGGTGCGTGAGTCGTTTGACGGAGCTACTCGGACAGCCACTTCGCGTAGGCCAGGACGTCAGCCGCGGAGGCACCGGGACCGGCGATGCGGCGGGCCTCGTCGAGGGCTGCGGAGCGGGAGGGGGAAGCAGCCGACGTCACCTTGCGGACCTCCATGGCCCACACGCCGCCGTAGCCGTCGACGCGGACGAGGTACGGAATGTGGTCGGTGTCGATATCGGTCACGGCCCCGAACTTGCCGACGTGCGTCCGGTCGTCGTCCCGGTACTTCGTGATCTCCACGCGGTCGCCGACCTTGACGGATGCGGGCTGTGGCGCCGTCTCCTCCTCGCCCCCGACGAGCGCCAGGAGCTTGTGGGCGAAGGCACGGGCGCCAGCGTCGTTCGTGAACACCGAGTCGCCGTAGAGCCGGAACCGGATGTCGCCGTCGTAGTCGCGGGAGACCACGATCCGGTCGTCTTCGCCGTCCGAAGGTGCCAACTTGCAGTTGAGCGTGAACTCCATGGGTCTCTCCTCGTGTCCTTCTGTCGCGTGAGTCGTTTTGCGGATGTGGGTCAGTGAGCGTCGATCGAAAAACCTTCGAGCGGCGTTGAGTCGGAACGGGCCTCCACCGCGTACCTGATGTCGTCGCCCCAGAGAGCGGCCTCGTCGGGGCGCACGCCCTGGACGTCGTAGTCGTCGAGAGAGGGAAGTCGGTTCTTCATGGTCGGGTCTCCAGTTCGAGTGAGTGTTTTACGCAACCAGGCCGTGTGCGTCGGCGACGCATCGGGCGCTGAATACTCCGCGGGAGCGGAGCCGGCGGAGGGCGGCGCCGTTGATCTCCATGTCGGCGCAGACGTCATGGTCGGTCGTACGGGTCATGCCGACGCCGTAGAAGGCGCGCAGCGCGAGGGACTGACGCTGCGGGATCTGCGTCATGAGCCACCGGGCCAGGTCGCGGCGCTCCACGGAGTCGGTGATCTGCGACGAGGGGTCGGGGATGACGTCGGCAAGCGTCGTCGTGCCTTCCGCCTCCGAACTCCGGGACCCCTTCGCGGGGGCGTCCAGGTTCTCCACGCCCGCCAGCGCGTCCAGGGTCGCCATGAAGCGTTCACGCTCTATGCGGTTCTTCGGGTTCGAGGTCGACGAGACGGACTCCCATGCCTGCTCGACGTTGCCGTCCGCCTCCCACAGCGCACGTCGGACGCGGATCACGGTCGTCGGGTCCACCGTGAGCGCAGTCGTCATGTTGATGTGCTCCTCCGCGACGGCACGGCGAACCGAGCGGTAGACGAAGGAGCTCAACTGCGCCGACGAGGAGGAGGAGTCGTAGTCACGGACGTGCTGAATGAGGACCGCTCGTGCTTCCTGGAGGAGATCCTCCGCGTCGTCCGCGTTCGCCCCCGGAGCGGCGGACCGGATCACGCCCTTCAGCATGGGCTCGAAGGCACTCACGATCTCCCACATGGCGTCACTGCTGCCGCCCTGCGCGGCGTGGATCTGCTCGTCCGTGACCTGAACGCGGTTCATACGATCTCCTCGTGAGTGCTTCGTGTACCGGGGTTATGGGGCGCAGAGCCGACGATGTGACGCGGGACCTTAAGTGACGTGGATCACACAGTGATTTGGGTAAACGAAAGCCCCCGTCCCTCGTGGGGAACGGGGGCGCCTCCGTGAGTCGTTTTGCGGGTGTCAGATGGATACGTGTCGTATGACCAGGTCGAACGCTTCGGCTATGGCGACGTCGGCCACGGCCAGCGGGCACTTCTCCCATCCCGACAGGCAGTACAGGGCGGTTACGGTGGCCCACTCGACCGCGCCACTGATCGTCAGATGCGCGTCGAGGAGACCCGACATCTCTACGAGGAACCCGCACTCCTCGTCAGTGCCTTGCGGCCCCGTGAGAATGATCAACTAGTCCCCCAAAAGCTATTGGACCGGTTCCTCTCCTTCCCAGGTGTGGAGTGCTCGGTCCATGGATGCGGACACGCCCCGGACTGCTGCTATCGCGTAGGGCAGCCACCGGACGCCATTTTTCAGTTCTGTACACAGGGCCGCGCGACGCTCGTCAAGCGCCATCGCTTCCACCGGGCGGGATGGTCCGTGCGTCGCCTGCCGGCCTGTACCGTCCGCATCCACGTCAGGACGTCGTCCCGGCATGGTTACTGCGTCGCCGTAAGCGGTCACCATCTGACGTAGCTCAGTCAGGTCACGCTCTAGCGTGTCGACCAGAGTGATCAGATGTTGTCCGTCTGCGACGTGATCAGGACTGTAAGTCACACAACCTCCACAGGCAATTGCCATGCGGCCGGATCAACTCCGTTGCAGGGCAAGGTATGTACTGCTTTGAGCGGATCGCCCGTTTGCCTCTCCGGCACACTTATGTCGACCCCCCAATCTCACCTGGGGTTATGGCGACCGACACAACCGCGGGTTCAACGTTTTTCCGTGATGAAGTCGTTATCTTGTGAACGACTCGTGAAGACGATTACACGCTCGAACGGCTCCGCTCGGTAGTCAACGGCACTCACTCCGTGGACCCGTGGCCTGGGGTTTTGAGCAGCCATTGACCGACATCCTGATCGCCCTTTGCCCGGTTGCAACTTGCACAGGCCGGTGCCAAGTTGGACCACTCGTGAAGACCTCCACGCGCAAGCGGACGAACGTGGTCCACCTCGGGTACAACCATTTCGTCGAACCCGCAGTCACAGTAGGTACAGGACCACCACTCCAGCTCCTCCCACCGTCGCAGAACGTCACGGCGGGACGGGTAGAGGGGAGGTTCCGGAGCCCTGAGACACGGAGTGGTGCGCATGGGACGAGGCACGGAGCGAACGGCAGGGGGGCGACTTCCCGCCACCGCTCGCGCAACGGTGGGAAGTCGCCCCGCAGTTGGCGCCGCGAGGCGTGCGGGCCTCACTTCCGGCGCTCCTCCGCGGCTGCAGCCTCGTCCGGATGGGCCGCATACCACGCGTCATTGTCGATCATCGTCGCTGCTTTCTTCATGTAGAGAGACCCCCAGGACGCCCCGCCCACGTCCGGGTCGGTGTCAAGCGGGATGCCGCGGAGGGTTGCCGACATGGCCTCCCCGATCTCCCGGGCTACCTCTTCGGCCTCGTTGTCAGTGGCATCCGCAATGATTTCGTCATGGACCGGAAGCAGCACATGCGGAGTGAGGCCACGACTGTGGATCTCCAACATCCCCTGAGCGAAGATGTCCCGAGCCGTCGACTGGATCTCCCCGTTGAAGGAGGCGTAGGCGGCATCCCGGTCGAAGACGAGTCGACGACCGGAGGGGGTGCGCAGGGTGTATCCGTTGCGGATGACCTGGCCCTGAAGACTCCTGATGTACCGGGCGAGGCGCGGGTACGTCCGCTTGTAGCCCTTCACGGCGTCCTGCGCGGCCGACAGGCTGAGTCCGGTCTGAGCAGCAATGGTTTTCGCTCCTCCGCCGTAGGCGACGCCGAGCTGTACGACCTTCGCGACCTTGCGCTGACCTTTGGTGAAGTCCGGCCCGTAGACCGACGCTGCCGTCAGGTTGTGCAGGTCGGCACCCTCCAGGATCGCTGCCGTCATCCGCTCGTCACCCGACAGAGCCGCCATGACGCGGGGCTCGACGGACGAGTAGTCGACGGAGATCATGCGTCGACCGGGGTCCGCCACCACGCAGTGCCGAACCTCCCACTTGCCCGAAGGGAGCTGCTGAAAGGGCGGGTCAGAGATCGACATGCGAGCCGTGCGGGCGGCCAGCGCGCCGATCTTCGGGTGTACCCGATCGTTCTCGTCAGCCGTCCGGAGCATGGCCTCTGCGTACGACGTGCGCCACTTCGACGCTCGCTTACTGCGGAGTATCGCCATCGCTAGAGGGTTCGGGATGCGCGACTCGATCTGCTCCCAATCCTTGTCGACGTCGGCCAGTCGCTTCAGAACCTTTCCGTCAACCTGAACCGCTCCGCCGGCCGTCCGCTCAGTGATCTTCTCCCCCATGCCGAGGAGCGCTTCGGACACCTGACGAGTGCTGTTGATGTTGGCTACGCCGTACTTGGCAGCCTCCGCGGCCCACCGCTCCGACTCCTCCAGGAGCTGCGACGACAGCCGGGTGGTGTAGTCGCGATTGATCCGCATGCCGCGACGCTCAATGAGGGCACAGACGAATCCCACCTCGTGCTCAAAGGGGATGAGCGCGGGATTGATTCCCAGCTCCCGAACGCGCGCCTGGACCTCCGGCAGGAGTCGGGACGTCAAGATCACGTCCCCTCCGGCGTAGCTCAGATACAGCGGGTTGTCGATGTCGATGTGAGCCCAGCCAGTGTCTTTCGTGTGGCCGATCTTGTGGAACTCGTCGTACAGCCCCGCGGCTGTGTCCGGGGCGGAGGGGTCGACGTAGTGCGCGGATGCATCCTTCAGGCCGTTGCCGACGCCTCCCTGGTCCTTTCGTCGGGGGTCGGAGAGGTGGCTGAAGATGTACGTGTCGAGCGTCTTCGGCGCCATCTCCTCCAGGGTGATTCCGGGAATGTGGCGGTCGGAGGCCAACATGTCGAAGTTGCGGTTCTGCATGGACAGACCCGGCAGGGTCCGCAGGGCCCACGCCGCGAGCCGCTGGAGGTCGTCTCCCTTCTCCACCTGCAGCACCCAGGCTTCGTCTGGAGTTCCGAACTGGGCTGTGCGGATGCGGAATCCCGGAGAGAACGTGGCGAGCCCGGTCGTCTCCGTGTCGTACGCAACCCTCTCGCCGGCGTTCGACCGGTCGATGATGTAGCGCTGGAAGGCCCGATAGTCGTCGACGGTCTGAGGGACGCGGACGGGGATGCTCTTCCCCAGCACGGGAAAGCTGTGTTCGATCATGCCGCGCCCTCCTTCGGCTGGCCAAAGATGTCGGTCAGTTCGTCAGTGCCTTCTGCGTCCGACGCTTCCTCTGCGCGCGTACGGATCTCCCGCTCCTCGTCGGTCATGAGCCGGATCCCGTTGAAGCCCCAGCGACCCGAGCGCTTGTCCTTGTTGAACCCGCGCGACTCCAGCTCGACGCCGAGAGCCCACCCGGACAGAACTTCCTTCCGGGAGAGACCCGCGTCCTCCGCCCACTCCGCATAGGCGCGCCGGACGGCCATGGGAGCGACCCGCGCGGCGGGCTCCTGGACGAGTCGGGCTGCGATGAACTCCGCGAGCCGATCTTCCGACTCGCGATAGTCCTGCGTAGCAGTGGCAACGGACGACGGCTCTTCGAGCCCCGTCGCGTACCACTCCTGTGCACCGCGGACGGCCCACGCAAGGATTCCTTCTGCCTCATCCCGCAGCTTCGCGGGCAGGGAGGTATCCGCCTTCGAGCCACGGAAGGTGGCCTCGAACGGGACGAGCTTGACCCGTCGCCACACTCCGAGATCCTGTGAGAGGATCGCCGGCTTGTAGTTGCCCGCGACCATCAGCAGGAAGCGCGGGACGTAGGTGAACGGGTTCTGGTTCAGGAAGCGGCACGTCACCGGGTCTCCTCCGGTGAGTTGCTTGACCAGTGCCTCCGCGAGACGGCTGTACTTCTCCGTCTCCGACGCCGTGACGAGGCGAGCACCACGGAGCGACGCCAGTTCGGGCGATGCCTGGCCCACGTTCACGCGCTGCTCGAACGTCGAGAACTCCGTCGACTTCGTGACGCCGCGGAAGACGTGGAGGAGCGCGTCCAGGAACGCGCTCTTCCCGTTCGCCCCCTGGCCGTGCATGAAGACGAAGCACTGCTCAGACGTCGAGCCAGTGATCCCGTAGCCCACGAGCCGCCGCATGAACGCCGGCAACTCCGGGTGGTGGGGGAAGATCTCCGTCAGGAACGCTTCCCACCTCGTCGCCGGGGCCGCAGGGTTGTACGCAACGTCGAGCCGCTTCGTGATCATATCCGCGGGAGTGTGCGGGTGGATCGCTCCGGTGCGGAGGTTGACGGTCCCGTTCGCCACGGAGAGCAGCTCGGGGTGCGCGTCGAAGGCGTCGGCCGACGCGGGGACGCCAGGGACGGACGGAAGCTCCTTCAAGATGCCGTCGATGTGCCGGTTGGTCAGCGCCTTCAGAGCTAGCTTCCGCTCGAAGTCGGAACCCTCCGCGATCATCTCTGCGCCCATGCGGTGCAGCGCCTCGCGAACGGAGTCCGTGTTCTGCGTCCAGATCGTCCCGTCCCACACGAGGTAGCCGAGTCCCCTGGCGTAGCGCACTCCCCCGCCCATGCGACGCATGTAGTCGCGCAGGCGTACAGCCAGGCCGACGTCAGTGCCGTCAAACAACTCACGCGACGACTGCGACATGGTCTGAAGTGCGGTGTCCGTGTCCTGGACGTCAGGCTCCGTCGACGGTGCGGGAGCCGGAGCCTTGGGCGCCTCCAGCTCTACAACGGGAGCCGACCGGACGGCACGGTGCAGCTCTGCGGGGAACTCCTCCGGCGTCCGCTCGCGCCAGGCCGTCAGGTCCTCCCCCGTGTTGGGGAAGGGGAGTTGCCGCGGGTGGTTGCCGTCCTCCACAAGCGCTGTCGCCAGTGCGCCGATACCCCGCGCTCCAGCGTCGTCGGGGTCGAAGGCCAGGACGACGTCACGACCGCGGAGATGCCCGACGAGTTCCGCGACAAGGGCAGCGTTACGGGCCAGTCCGGCGCCGCGGATGATGAGCGCGTCGTATCCGACGCCGACGGAGGTCAGTCCGTCCCCGGGGCCTTCGGTGACGAGGATGGTGTCATAGCCTGCGCCGGCCGTCAGGAGTCCGTACTTCGCCCACGTCCGCCCGTCGACGTTCGTCAGGGATACCCACCGTGCGGGACACTTGCCCGACAGGTCACGCCCCTGGAGTCCGCGGACCACGCCGTCGAAGCCGGTGAGCGGGACGGTAAGACGCGGGTAGCGGGTGAAGGAGCGGGAGAGCCAGGGCTGAGTACGGTCTGCCGGCGCTGAGAATCCGACGCCCAGATCTACGGCCTGATCGACCGAGAGACCGAATCGGAGGTCGAGGTAAATCAGTGCTGCCCCGGAGTCCGGGCCCTCCAGTGCGGCCGTCGTCTCGTCGACGAACACCCGCAGTCCGGCAATTTCCCCGGGGCCGATCGTCTCGGGAGCCTTCGCGCTGACGGTCTTCACGCCCTGGCCGTCGACGTCGAAGAGCGCCGACTTCGGGAGTCGCATCTTCGACAGGATGTCGTCCAGCTCACATCCCGTCCGGCAGATCATGAGGAGCTGCCCGCCCTCCTTCAGCGTCAGCTTCAGCGACGGGTGCGCGCGGTCGTTGTGCGCGGGGCAGAACGCAAGGTATCCGTCGTGGTCCTCCTCCACTCCGTCGAGCCGCCCCAGAATCTCCGTCAGTCGCAAGGTCTCTCCCCTCTCGTGCATGCGGAAAGGGGCGCCCCGAAGGACGCCCCTTGTGTGCTAGTGGCTCGTGCTACTCGTCCGGGTGGTAGTCCTCGTACGTGATCGGCCCGTCTGGTCCGCCTGACGTGTCGTAGTTGCCAGCGTGCTTGTCACCGCGCGCCAGGGCGTGCCAGACCCACCCCCGAGCATCGGCCGCGGACATCTCCCCGCCCTCGTACTCGTCGTCGTCCTGGTAAACGGTGAGCGTCCCGGAGAACGGGATGTGTGCTTTCCTCACGCTGCCTCCCGGTGCTGCTTGTCGATCAGTGCGTACGCCGCGGGAGCGGCCGACTGGAGGGCCTCCTCCATGTCCCGCAAACGGTTCATGAGCCGCACGTCCGTGGCGACGTCTCGGACGACGTAGCCGTCCTGCACGCCCTTCATGCGCCGCTTGACGATCGCGCAGCCGAACGGCTGGCCAGCGTTGACGGCCTCTCGGTTCGCCTGCGCGATGTAGTCGGAGAGCGTGATCGACTTCTCCGCCTTGCACTCCGATGCATGCAGGTAGTAGCCCGCGACGTCACCAATGTCGCGGCTGCCCATCTGAACGTTCCGATGGGCAGCCGGGTTGTGATGTTCCTGTATGTACTTGGTCCACGCGGACTCCCAAGCTGTGCCGCGCGCCTTCGATGGATTAGCCAGACGTCATCCCCTCCTCACCCACACTTCGACGAGCTCCGACTCTCCGTCTCTGTCGACGACTACCGGGGCTGAGTCGACTCTCCATGTCTCCCCCTGGTACGTGAGTCGGTTTTCGTCCTCTTTGTCGCTCCGCTGGTCCCCAGAAGCGCTGTTCGAAACCATCTCGCCTCCTCTTTTTGGCGCATGTGCGCACGTCATACCCCCAAGTGGGGTGCGGTAAGAGGATCAACGGCGAAGACTTGTTCGAGTTACGGCCCGTCATGAATCCTTCGCATCTGTGGCGTTGATGCGAAGGAACTCGTCAGACAGCCGCGAGCGCTCCCACGCCTCCGCCGGCGTCGACGAGACGGAGCCCGCACGGGGTGCCGAACTCGCCGTCTTCGATGACGCCGTCCCCGCCGAACTCACGGAGTATGGCCACGCGGTCGTTGGCGTCGAGCTGCTCCACGTACGGCCCCCAGATCTTGCCTTCGGGGTACGCGAAGGCCTCGCGCGTCTGGACTACTCGGAACACTGGTTCTCCTTGTCTACGGTGAGCCACCACACGAGGCCGAAGACGAGCGCGGCAAGCGCGGTGCACGGAAGGATGAGCGTCAGGGCCAGGGCGAGTCTGTCCACGCCTGTCACCAGATGTCTCGGATGATGACGAGCGCTTCGCCGTTGTCGAGGCCTTCAACGAGACGGATGATCGAGGCGACGGCGCTCAGCTCTTCGCCCTCACGCGCAGAGAACTTCTCCGTCCCCTCGTGTACGGGAGGGATGATCGTCTCGTCGCGAACTCCGGACATCGACGTCGTCTCGACCTTGTGAACGTTGATGCGGCTCACTGCTCAACCTCCCGAGGTGCGTTGAGATGTGCGTGCAGGCGCGAAAGCGTGGGCCAGAAGCTAGGGTCAACGATCTTCTTCAGCTCCTCCAAGAGCCGCTCCCGCTCTTCCTCCGTCAGGTACACGCAGTACCGATGCTGCGTGCTGGTCTTCCGGTACGCCCTCACCCCTCCTCCACCTCCCGCATGAACTCCTCCGTGAGCCAGGACCACGAGGCGTACACGCATCGCGGCTTGTCGAAGTCGACGGGGATCGGGTCGGGGGTGGCGCGGACGACGCGCGTGTTGGGCTCTTGGATCACTCGACGTCCTCCCATGTCGTCGTCGCCTTCTGAATCTTCCCGCCTATGACGCCGTTCAGGTTCCCTCCGTAGGCGTCGACAGTGTGACACGTGAGCTGCCCACGCGCGGCGCCGATGGAGTTGTACGGGCCGTACGTGTAAGAGTGCTCTGGGCCGTCCCAGCAAAAGCGCGGGTTGCCGGGGCCGGTCACTCCGCGCTGCCAGTCAGGGTTGTCCCTGCGCTCGCGCCGGACGACTACCACGCGGTACACCCCTTGGTCGTCGCCGACCATGCGCCGGGCCATCAGTCGTCATCCTCTTCGTACGTGCTGCCGAACGAGAGGTCGCCCTGATACGCGCCCGTGACGTAGTGGACTGCGTGGGTCTCCACTGCCCTCACGCCAGGGTCCGACTGGAGCGTATCGACGAGCGCCCGGGGGTCGTCGGTGTACTCGTCCTCTCCGTCCTCGTCGCCCTTGCGGTACACGGTGACGCAGTAGGTTCCACCGTCGAATATGCCCATCAGGTCACCTCCCGCCACTCGGTCACCGTGATCTCGTACGACTCCATCTCGACGGCCGTGACGATGTCCTCGTCGTCCCAGAGGTCGGTTCCGTCCTGACACTCCGTGAGTCCTTGTTGGTAGTCGACGACGTAGACCTTGCCGTCGTCCGGAGCCCGGAACAGGACTTCGTGCCACGACACCCACCGTCGGGTGTCCGTCTGCCGTTCGCGGAGGATCTCCGCTTCCTTGCCCGGCTCTGCGTCCCACTCGTAGGGGACGCCCATCTCTTCGAGCTGCTCTCGGGTGAACGTACGGTCTGCCACTACTTCCCCTCTCTCTGCAGCACACTCACGAACGCACCCCGCGCGAGCGCTACCCCTGCGGCCTCCCAGTACTTCGAGAAGTCGCGTCGGCTCGTCGCTGCGGGGCGGATGTAGATCAGGTCTCCGGGGCCGGCGTCACGGACGTCACCCAGTGCGGGCGCGTTGGCGTCGTCGATGACGAGGACGGCGCCGCTCATGCGTCTTCCAGGTCCCCGAGCAACTCGCGTGCCCGGTCCTCTTCGGCAGTCGTCCCGTACGTGATCGTGTGCCGGAGCCCCACTCGGATCGTCTCCACCTCCGCGGGCGTCAGCTCCACGGCCACCGATATCGGCTGCACTACTTTGGCCATTGCCTCTCCTCTCGTGTCCTCCTACGCCGAAAGCCCCCGGGACCGAAGTCACCGGGGGCTTAGGGGTGGAGCGTCAGACGCGGGTGAGGGGGCCGTAGCTGCGGACGACGGCCGCGAGAGTCTCGTCCCACTCTTCGACGGACCGACGGGTGTAAGTGCCTCGCACCTCCCCGCCCACGAACTTGAACTTCCACACATCGTTGTCGGTGTCGCGGTATCCGGCCGTCAGGTCGTATGTGATGCCGTCATGGGTGTGGGTGCTGGCTGGCGCGGCCTCGACGAGGCTCAGATACGACTCGTTGCTCTGGTAGTCGACGCCGTCCTTCGTGATGGCGTACCAGATGTGCGCGGGGCCGCGGAACGGTCCGCCCGTTACGGCGTACCGCACGCTGCCGCTGCGGACTTCGTCCCCGACCGTGAACTTCGCGGCCGGCGAGAGAGCCTCCCCGATCACCAGCGTGTGACGCTCGCTCCCCTCCTCCTTCAACAGGTAGGTATCGCGGCCCGAGTTGTGCTCGAACGGGCCGAACGCGACTTCCCCCGCGCCGAACGTGCGGTGCGCCACCTTGTCGCCAACCTTGAACGTCGCTGCCATGCTCTCTCCTCCGTGAGTGTTTCGTGCGAAGCCCCCGGATCGTCGATGTCCGGGGGCCGCTGGTGGGTGGTTGGTCAGACGCGGGTGAGTGGGCCGCACTCGTCGGCGACCTCGGCCAGGGTGCTGTGATGCACCTCGATCGGTCCAGCAGTCCACCGACCATGGACGGCGCCGTCAGACATGCGCTGGAATCGCCAGACGTCGCCGTCACGGTCGCGGTACTTCGCCGACAGGTCGTAGGTCACACCGTTGTGGGCGTGGGTGTCCTCGTCGGTGACGCGCTCGACCGCACCGCAATGCCACCGACCGTTCAGTGCTCCGTGGTGGCCACGTCCGTCACCGAACTCGACGAGGTACGGCAGCGAATGACCTTCGCCGCGCAGCTCCTTCACTGTGCCGATAAGGCCGTTGAACCGATTACGCCCGCCTCCGTCGTCGTCCGTGACACGGACCCGGTCGCCGACCTTGATGGGCTCGGGCTCGACAACCTTCGTCAAGTACTGCGCGCTGTGGGACGAGTGCTTCCCGTCCTCACCCTCCACAACCCAGTAACCGAAGTCGTGGGAGCGCGAGTTGAACGGACCAGCGACGAGCTTGCCCGAGTGGCCGATGTTAGGCATCACCTTGTCGCCGATGGCGAAGGCGGGCGGCTCGGGGACGGCGGACAGGGTGCCCGCCACGAGGGGCGTCTCCGTGCCGCTGGCCAGCCGGACCACGTATCGCGTCCGGCTGAAGGTGTCGCGGAAGGGCCCGTAGGTGACCTCCGCCTCCCCATGTGCGTCGTGCCGAACCTTCTGCCCTACCTCGAACGTCTCCGTCACTGGCTCTCCCCCTCAGCGATGACGACCATGCGGTCCGCGGCGACGGTCTGCACCGCGAGTGTCTTGCGTCCGATGAACCCGGAGTCACGCCCCGTCGGCTTCACCTTGACCAGCGGGACGACAATGCCCGCGGACTTGCTGCTCTGCAGCTCAAGGACGACGGCCTCCGACAAGCGGACTACATTTCCCTGACGCGACGAGTACGAGACAACGACCCCGGGCTTGATCTCCGCGCCCGTGTAGTCGGTTAGACGTGCCTTACCCATTGCTCTCCTCTGTGTGTGCCTTGTGCATTTCCTCCCGCAGAAACCGGAAGGCATGGTGTGCCTGCTGCGGACAGACGCCGTTGCCGATGCGTCCGATCTGCTCCTCGCGCGTCAGGTCGGGGACGTCAGTGACCCACCCGTCGGGGAGGCCCATCAGCCACTCGCAGAACTTCGGAGCGAGCTTCACGCCTCCTCGCGGACCGCGCATGATGGGAACGGGCGCCGGAGTGCCCATGAAGATCTCCCACCGGTACACCGCGCGGGCGAACTCGCCCCACCACTCAGCCGGCGAGTGCGGTCCGTCGTCGGGGTGTTCGGCGTCAGGGTCGACGTTCAGGAGGAAACAGACCTCGTCCTCCAGCGTCGGCCCGTGGCCTCCCGCTTTTCGCTTGTCGGGGTGCTGAGCGGAACCGTTGGACGCCAGGTTCGCCGTCGGCGTCTTGAACAGCTTCTCCGCCTTCTCCCGCGGGAAGAGACGGGCAATCGCCGTCACCAGGTCGTCTCCGCCCGACCCCTTGCGGGTCCGCTTGGCGTAGTCAGGGCCTCGTGTCGCGTCACTTACCGTCGGGGACGGAAGGTGTGGCAACGCAGAACCAGCGGTCGCGATGGTGCGGAGCCCCGATGTCGGAAGCTCGAAGAGACGTCCACGCCGCGTCATACCCGATCTCGTGAAGCGATGCGAGGACCGATTCGAGCCCCCGATTTCGGAGTGCTCCGACGTTCTCCAGGTATACGTGTCTCGGTCGAAGGATCCGTATTCCTTCAGCGATGTTGAACCAGATCCCGCTGCGCTCACCCTTGATCCCCTCCCGGCGTCCCGCGTTGCTGATGTCCTGGCAGGGGAACCCCGCCGTGATGGTGTCGATGCCCTCGTTGAGCAGTGCGCCCCAGTTCTGAGACCGGACGTCGCCGATGTTCGGGGCGTCGGGGAAGCGGTGCGCCATGACTCGGCAGGCAGCTCCGTGGACTTCCGCGACGACGGTGACCTTGTCGCCCGTCAGGGCTTCAACCGCGATTCCCAGTCCGCCGTAACCGGCGCAGAGTTCGAGGATCGGCATGGGGCATCTGTCTCCTTGTGTGCGTAGAATCGTGGGAACGCCCGCCCCTCCCGATCGCAATTCGGGAGGAGCGGGCGATGTGCTTCAGGTGGTGCGTGAGTGCTACGCGGCCTTCGGTAGGTCCGCAGTACCCGCAGCCTCGTAGGCGCCGAAGATCTTGATGACGGGCTTGTTGTAGCTCACGGTCTCGCCGGCGCGCGGACCCTTCTGCGGGACGTAGCTGACGTTCTCGATCGTCAGTGAGGCGCGCACCTGCTTGCCCTTGACGTCGCCGTCACCCGCGTTGCCGTACTCGTCGAGCGACCGGAAGAGCGGGGCCAGGGCCTCGACGAGCTTCCAGGAGCCCGAGTTGAACCGGAACTTGCCCAGCTCCGGGTCGTCGAGGAGACGGAACTCCACGTCGACCGACGGCTTCGGGCCGCGCATCTGCTTGGCCTTGAGCTTCCGCTCGGCGATCAGGGACGGGCAGCCACACGACTGGCCCTTGTCCTCGTCCGGCGAGAGGTACGTGAAGCCGTCGCAGTGGTGCGTCATGCCCGCACCGGGAACGAACTGCTTAAACGATGCGTCCACGCCGTCCGGCTCGATGACGATCTGGACCGTCGCAGCGTCGGTGAGGATCTGGAGGTTGTCCTCCTTGTCCGTCTCCCACGACTCGACTTCGCCACCCAGGAGCGACGCGATCTTGTCGGCGACGCTCGGGTCTCCGGTTGTCACGCGCCATTCGTTCAGCGACTCCGGGGTCTCCTTCGTGCCCAGCTTGATCAGGCGCCCGGAGCGGAAGCGGCCGACGATGTCATCGGAGAACTTCGGTCGCTCACGGGGAGCGGCGTCCGGGTCGGCGTCCCAGATGCTTCGCAGGTTGTTCGCCATATGTGAGTGCCTTTCGCAGGTCTGTGTGCGTGTCGTGTGCGGCCTCTCGGCCTTACACATGAGTTATGGGGCGCGGGCCCCTCGATGTGACGCGCGACTTTCAGCGGATCTGGCGCCCGGAAGCGAGCTGCCACACTGTCCCGCCGTCGTCCTCTGTCCCGACCTGCTCCAGACGCGGAGCGTCAGTCGTTTCGCGCGACTCGTCCTCGGAAATGTCGTCGAACTCCCCGCGCGCTGCACGACGTTGGACGCTGGCGACGAACGGACGCTTCTCCCGCTCCGCGTCCCACAGCTCGTACATCGAGTCGTATACGCGCTTCAGGAACCGTTCAGCGCAGTCAGGCTCCCCGTCGCGGCACGAGTAGTGGACGCCCTTGACCTCGTCGGCGAAGGAGCGCAGACGCGCGTTCTCCCTGCGCTCCCAAACGAGCTGCGACTCAGCTGTCTCGTGCCCCGAGCGCCAACGAGAGACCTCCCGCTCCTTCCGCTCCAGCGCCTCCATACCGAAGTTGGCCTCGTCCGCGGCACGCCGGCGGGCGGAGAGCCAGGCGGAGCGGTAGCGGTTCAGGTCCCGCAGCGCGTCGCTCCACATGTTGCGGGTGAACCGCAGGTCGCTGTCCGCGTAGCTACGGTTCCGCTTCGCCCGACGTCGCGCCGACCTCCACGCAGCCTTGTAGCGGTTGCGTTCCGCCAGTACGACGCACGTGGCGTCAGTGTGGTCAGCCAGCCGACACGCCTCGTCGTTCAGCTCCTTCAGCGCGTCCTCCGCGTCGACGAGGGACTCCGCCAACTCCCACGCGCTCTGGTGGTAGTAGGTCTCGATCCGCTCGTCACGCGACGCCATGCGCCAACCTCCAAAGCTCTCGGTCCGTCGATGTCACGCGCCTGTCGCGCTGCAGGAGCCACCACAGATCTCCGGGCGTGACGTCGCCCGGGAGTCGCCCGTCGTCGAAGAGATGCACGCCCGCACGGAGGTACGCCTCGTCGACGAGCTGACTGCAAATCAGATGGTCCGTGGAGGCGACGAAGTCACGCACCCACCGCGGACGGATCCGGTAGTGCGCCAGGGCGATGGAGGAGTAGTCGAGGAAGCTGTACGGCGTCCCGACGAGGCCGATCGCGTACTCGGAGATGAACATCCGCTGTACCTCCGTCAGCGGGATCCGCCCCGTCGACCAGATGTACGGCTCGCTTGCGTCCTCCAGGCGGATCATCTCCGCTCCGCCCGGCATGGCCTGGACGATGTACCCGTTGCCGACGTACACGAAGGCGTGCTGTACCGGAGCGCCGTCGCCCACGAGGTGCTGGCCGGCGGAGATGAAGGCGCCCGTGATTCCGTGGATACGAGTAAGGGCGAAGTCTCCGGGTTGGGGTGTCGTCACAGCTCCTCCACGGTCACAGTGATGCGGAACTCCCGCGGGTTGTCGGGGAACGGGACACACTCCTCGACGACCACGTTCAGGTAGTCGTCGCCTGCGAAGGCTGGGCGGATGCGGAGCTGCGGCCCCTCTTCCGGCGTGGTGTATCCGTCGAGCCAGCAGGCCAGCGTGCCAAGTGCCTCCGCGTGCACTACCTCCGTGCGCGAAACGTCGCTCACCTCGTCCCCCACTTCGGCCCACGGAAGGTCTCGGAGACCATCGGGGCGTAGATGTGGGGGAGCTGCACCGCGACGACGTTGTGGTACGTCTGCGTCGTTGCGGCGTCCGCGTTGGGGTCGTACTTCGCGGCCCACGTCTCGAAGATCAGGGCAGCAAGGAATGGGGTCATCGGGTCCTCTCCATCTGTAGCGTGAGTCGTGCGCGCCTCCGGCGCCGCTCGGGTTCGGGCATGGAGTCGGTGAGGTAGAAGAGAGACGGCGCGCGCTCGACGATGCGCTGAAGTCGCAGCCGCTGAACGTGTCGGATGAGCATGACGACCTTCGCCCGCTCCTGCTCCAGCGCCCATCGCTGCCGCTCGTACAGCTCGTCGCGATACCGCCATCCCTCGCAGGACTTGCACGATGCTGCACGGCCGTGCCAGGGGGTTTCGCGGAAGTCCTCTCTGTCCTTGCGGCGACGACAGAGCCCGACGCACAGGAGCGTGTTCTTGCCTCGCGGGTGGGTGCGCTCGAACTCGTTGCGGATGGCGTCGGCAAGGGTGTATGACTTCACCCGTCCCCCTCCAGCCACTTCGCCACCTGCAGCACGTCATAGACGCCCGCCTTCTCGTCCCACTCCAGGCCCTGTACGAGGGCGTGAGCAGCCTGAAAGACACTCGCGCGACCCATGACGTCAGAGACGGTCGGGAGGTCCGCAGAGGGCGCGCTCAGGGGCTCGTCGTCCTCCGCCAGGGGAGCGAGTGGCCCCCACCGTTCGTCAGCAAACTCACGGGAACACGGCTCGGAGTCCGTCACGACTTGTCCGCCCATCACGACAATGCGAACCCAGTCGTCGCCGATGTCGGCCCATGTGTCGCCGCTCTTGTCGGTGTACTTCACGCCGCCTCCCACTCCACCGTCGTGTGCTCGTCCATGTCCATGTAGAGCGCGTCGAGGTCGTCCTGACTCATCTCGACAGTGGCCACAGTGCGGCCGGCCGCGTCCCTCACGTGGAGGTCGTACTCGACGCCGCGGGGCGTGATGGTGACCGACGAGCCGTCGGCCGTGTGGATGGTGGACGAGCGCTTCATGCTTCCTCCTTCGCCTCCGCCACAAGGCGGGTTGTCTCTGCGATGAACTCGATTGCCTGTGCGGCGGTGACTTTCTTGTCCGTCGCCCCCACCCAGGGGGCCCCGGTCGACGTCCAGTAGTGAGCGGGTTTGCCCTCTATGGCGCTGATCGACAGGACTCGAAAGTCCGTGTACGTCGGGGCCCCCCACCACGATTCGGGGACGTAATCCGGCGTCGCCCGAACGATCGGCTCTGCAGGCGCGAACACGCCCCGGGCCGTCTGCTTCCAGCCGTGCTCTTTCAGTGCCGTCACGACGTCGGCCAGCGCCACTCGCTTCTGTCTCGCCACGTCATTTCCTCTCGTGTGGTTACACGCCGAAAGCCCCCGGCGCCGAAGCAGCCGGGGGCTAGGTTGTGCGTGTGGTTGGCGCTACCAGTACGTCGGACGCGGAAGGTCGATGTGGGCGATGTCCGTGAACTCACCGCCCACCACGTGGTTCAGATCCATCTTCGAAATCGGGACGCCGTGCGTGTTGTCCAGCTCGAACCCCTCCTCCGCAGCCGCCTGGATCGCGGCCTCGATGGCGCGGGCGTGCTCTTCTAGGGTCATGCGCTCTCCCCTCAGTGGTTTGGTCCCGGGCACTGGCTCCGGTGACAGCCGTGGGTCCAGCAGTAGTTCGGGTCCCGCATCTCCTCTTCCGTCGCCACCTACCGTCTCCGCTTCGTCGTCGACAGCTTCCGGTACGCGGGCGCTTTTGGCTTCACGGTGCGTGGCTTCGATGTCTTCGGGTGCTTCGCGTGCGGGTGGTCGATGTCGACCTCGTAGCACGTCGACGGAGACGGAGTGGCGTCCCCGCAGGCACTCAGGAGCAGAAGCGCGGCTACCAGGAGCAGCGCCCACGGCCATAGGTGCGTCAGTCGTTTCACGCTGTGACCTCCCACTTGCCGGCGTCCTGGTTGTCGAGCGTGACCTTGAAGACGTTCCGGGTCTGCGTGTGGTAGACGCAGATGCCTTCGGGGTTCATGAAGCCGGGAGCGGCGAAGGATCCGTGAGTGCGGAGGTCGCTCAGCGCCTGAGTGATGGCGGCCTCGCTGAAGGTGCCCTCGTACAGCACCGGAACGGCGTCGAGCTGCTCACCCATCTTCGAGCCCCGAGCGCGATCCATCATCGCTAGGCCCGAGTCGTCCGGCATCGCCCAGCGCGCCGTGTTGAAGACGCTGAACTTCTTCGACGACATCCCGTAGCGTCGCTGGATCCCCTGGCCCCACCACTCGCCGTAGTGCAGCCCGGGGCCCAGAACGAACCCGAGGTCGAACGCGTGCTCCTCCGCCCATCGGGCGAAGCCGTAGTTGTCGCCGTCTGGCGTGATCAGCCGGTTTCTCGACTGCGCGACGACCTGGCCGTCCTCGCTGATGTGGAGGGCAGCGTTCGTGCCGTCAATCTTCTCCGTCACCACGATGTCCCGGAACAGCCGCTTCGTCTTCGGCCACTCGCGGAACTCGGGAGCAAACTCCGTCATGGTCTCTCCTCCATGCATGCGAAGCGGGGCGCCCGATGTGGACGCCCCGCGTGTGTGGTTGGCGCTAGTTGCGTCGAAAGCGGCGTCGGATGACCGCGATCAGCACAAGGACTCCGAGCACTGTCAGGAACTCCGTCGCGTGCGTAACGGCGAACGCCAGTAGCGCCACCTCCGCAGGCACAAGGAGCAGCAGTGCCACGACGCAGCCGACGGCTCGTGCCGGGTTGGGCTTGTCAGTCATTCGCTCTCCCCCATCAGGAACCGCGCGAAGCGGTCGACTGCCTGGACCTTGTCGGACAACTTCACGCCGTCCTGGAAACCACGGCCGTTGGTGCTCATGGCCTCGACGTGCTCACGCGCGGCCGTCAGTGCGTCGGCACGAGAGATGCCCTGAGCCGACGTCGAGGGGCGCTTGAAGGTCTCCTGAAGCGACTGGACGTCGCCCACGAGACCTTCAAGGAGGTCCCGCACAGCCGGCGGAATCTGCGCCACGTCGTCGTAGTCGACGTGGCTTCCGTGGTCCACTCGGTTCCACAGGTCGACGATGTTCACTCGCTCTCCCCCTTCAGCCGCGCGATCTCCCGCGCCTGGCTCACGATGACGGCCTTCAGCTCATCGACGTCATCGTCCGACGTCAGCCCCGTCACCTGATACCGCAGGTACTCGACGCTCCGCATCAGCTCGTCCCGCTCAGCCGTCACAACACGCAGGTCTCGACGCAGAGGGGCCGTGTTGTCCTGCCGCTCCGCAAGCGACTTCCACAGCTCCGCTTGCGCGGCTGCCTCGTCGCGCTCGCGCTCCAGCTCCCGCGCCCGTTCCGTAGTCATCGCCGTCGCCAGGGAGGCATACATGTCGCGAGACATGCCGACGACCACGCAGTCACGCGCGCCTTCCGGGTCACCACTGGTCACTCCCAGGAGCGTGACCCCGTCGAGCGCCAAGTCAACCGTCCCGTTGGCTTCGTGCTTGATCTCGAATCTCATGCCGCCCGCCTCTGCGTTCCGGTGACCATCTCCCCGCCGCTCGCGATGGGCCGGCCGACGACGCCACGCTTGCCGCCCGCCTCCCAGTCGAAGACGCCGCGGAGGTGGAGGAAGGTCTCGTAGATCTCCTCGTCGCACTTGACGGGCACGAACTGCCAGCCTTCGGGGCGGACGTGCAGCACGGCTCCGCCTGCCATCTCCGGGACGGGAATGGACGATCCGTCCGACGCCAGGATGATGCGGTCCGCGTACCGGTAGGCCGAGAGCTGCAACGCCACGGAGTCGTAGACGCTCTTGCTAGTCTTCCAGTCGAGGACGACCGTCTCTCCGTCGACGACCGCGATCGCGTCGAAAGAGCCGGCGTAGTGATGGGTGTCGCTCCACACCGTCTCTTCGAGGTAGAGGAACTCCGGCTGTACCTCCTGGAGGAACTCCGCGAACCACCGGACGTGAGGCTTCACGTCCACGTGCACGTGCCGCGTGTTGATCGTCTCGCCGCGCGCCATGCGCTCGAAGAGGTCGTGAGCCGCAGACCCCAAGTCACTCGCGGCTGTCGACTTCCGACGGTGCGCGTTCTTCAGGTAGTCGATCGCGCCCTTCGGGTCGCGCTTGACCAGCTCGGAGACGATGTCCCAGTTGTTGACTGCTGCCTCCGCGGCCTCCTTCGCTGCCCAGAACGTCAGGAAGTCCTTCGGCAGCATGCCGCCGACGCTCGTCACGCCGGGTACCTTGATCGCGCCGTCGTCGGGGTCGATGTAGAAGCGGGACCCGCCCCGCTTGATCGTGCTCACTCCAGCCATGCGGCCTCCTGCGTCGCTTCGTGCTTACACAGGAGTTATGGGGCGCAGGCTGCGGGATGTGACGCGCGACTTCGGGGAGTTTCCGCCTCCTCCCCCGGTGGTCAGAGTGCACGCCAAAACGCCAAACTAACCCCCCTTTTCACTTCTCTCTATAACGCGTTAGAGAGAGTTAGAAATAAGGGGTTAGTTTGACACTCTGGACCAGCCGGAGGACGAGGAGGCGCGTGACGTCGAGGGGCGGTTAGGCTCCTGAGCTGGGCTTTTTCGTGTGCCGGCGCAGTCGGGTGATGGCCTTCTGGAGGGCGGCTAGCTCCTCGTCCAGTTTGGCGCGCTGCCCGTCGGTCATGTGCGTGTCGACAACGCTTGTGTCGATCTGCCCCACAATGTTCCCTGCGACGTGGGCCAGCCGGAGATGGTCGGCCGTCGCCCTCACGATCATGCCGGCGCTGCCGCCTTGCTCGGGGACGCGCTCCTCCGCCTTCGTCCCCTTTTTAGCCGGCTTCGACGGCTTCGCTGGGGTGGAGACTTCGGCAGCCGTGCTCACCTTGACGGCCGCCAGTAGCGCGGAGTTCGTCGCCCTGATGTCCTGCTGTCGCTCCAGCGGCGAAGTGTCGAGTAGCTCCAGCGCGTTCAGCTCACGCGGCGTCAACTGGCGTCGCAAGCCGTTGCCCACGTGATAGCGCACCGTCGCCTGTAGCCTCGTCAGCCTGTCGCCCTTGACGCCCGACAACCGGTACACCTCTGACGCTACTTGACGGTACGGGTACGTCCTGCCGAGCCAGTCACCGTGTTGCCTGCGGAGCGCCAGGAGCACTGTCGCGATGTTCATCGCAAGGATGGTCGGTTTGTCCTCGATGGCTGCGTACTCGCGGGCGTAAGCTGCGCCACGTGCGACGAGCTGCTGCTCTGACTCGTCCTGGATATCTTCGAGCCGTAGCGTGGGCAGGCCTTCGACGTCGACGGGCGCCACGTCGTCCACGCTTGTGCGGGCGACATCCTTAGGGCTCATCATGACCTCTCGAAGACACGCATGGCTGGTTTGGGCAGAGTACCGTGAAGCACTGACTTGCGACAGACCTTACCCCACGGTAGCTCTCCTTGATCACTCCGCCTGGAACTCATGATCGCAGATGCCGCAAATGATCGGCCCTAGTGCGGCAATGGTCTTACCGACTCGCACCTTCCGCGGCGGGTCGCATCTGCACTGTAACGTCAAACGTCCCCGGCTCTCCGTGACTGGGGCAGGGACGCTCAGGTGCGGAAGGATAGTGGGGATGGTTTCCCTCAGCACTGCGACGTCAGCGGCGAACCTGGCGCGCGCCTCGTCGCTCAGTACTGGACTGTCGTAGCCACGTCCTTTGACGCGCTCCGTGTCGGCCGGCCACTGGAGGCCGACCTCCTCCGCAGCCGCCAGGTAAGAGCCGTTGTGGTAGACACCGCGCATGGTCGTGTCTTTGACGTCCCGTCTCCAGCACAGAATGTGTGCGGCCTCGTGGAGGACGAACTCCACGGTGGCTTCCGCGCCTGCCTGAAGGACTGCAGCGCTGACGACGAGGCCGGAGACTGATCCGTCGGCGTCCAGCGTCCATCTCTCCGGCCCGTGGTCCTGGCGCAGGGGTGTCGGAGAGATGGCGGGTCGGACCATGGGTAGGTCAGGAATACCCTCTCTTAGTCGCTCCCATAGCGTGGTCAGCGCCTGGAGAAGAGGGCCGGGTGAGGTCGGCATGCCGGGAGTATAGGGGTTATGTCGGTCACCCCACCTATGGATGTGCAGTACATCCGTAAAGCGATTCACGGACCTCAAAACGCAAAAAGGCCCCCGTCTTCCCAGGTGGGAGGGCGGGGGCCAGGGTCTAGACCGGTGGTACATCGGTGGTATCGGCTTCATCACAGTGGGAAAGCTGAACACTCCTCCCCTTCTGTGCGTACGCGCGTGTGCTGCTTAGGCGGGAGTGACTCGCGCTCTTGTCGACTCACCGACGGCGATGGGGAGCGCCACGACGCCGATACTGGCGATCGTCTGCGCAACGTTTTGGTTGGCCAGGGCGGGGACGAGGATGCCGCCGGCGATGACGAGCGACGTCAGAGCCGCCCGGAGGCGTACGGGCTCCGTCGCGGCGAACTTCTGCAGGGCCGTGCGGGCTCGCAGGGTGACGATGTGGAGGTACGTGACGAGTGGTTCCATGAGTGCCTTTCGTTAGAGACGGGCGAAGTGTCGTACGGACTCGATGGCGTGGATCTCGTCCCAGATGCGTTCGAGCTGCTCGCCCAGGTGGGCAAGGTCGCCGTCGTTCTGGACGAGGTAGCGCGCGTCCTCCGGCCCAAGGTCCCGCTCCGACTCGTGGTCGAGCTGCGGGACGCCGGGGCGGTTGATGTGGATCAGGTGGAAGCCTGCGCGGACGAGGGACGCCGCCTCGTTGCGGTAGCGGACGTCAGTGATGACGACGGGGACGCCTTGCTCGTTGGCCTCCTGCGTCTTCGCCAGGGCGGCACGGAGCCAGATCTCCGGGTCTACCGCGCGCATGGCGGCTCCGAGGTGCTGGAGGGTGCGACGGACTTCAGGCACTTCGTCCTTCGCCCGCTCCCACGGAGCCCGCGTGTCGACGTTGGAGATTGGGTGCCGGAAGTCCACAACGGGCGGCATCCGAAGTACGTCGCTCAGCCGGTTCTCTGTGTCGCCGTAGTCGGTCACTTCGACGATCGGGTCCAGCGCGAGAGCCGCTTCCTTCAGCGGGTCCGCCAACGCCACGCGCCGGTAGCCGTGGCCGTCGACGAAGAACCGTCCCGCGGTGTCCTTGCCGGCCCGAGCGCGCCCGACGATGCCGATGTTGCCCATCGCTCCTCCTCCGTGTGGTGACACAGAGGTAATGGGGCGCAGCAGCGGGGATGTGACGCGGAGGCCGGAAGATCTTAAGCGGGCTCCACCAGGTGCCAGTTGACCACCGACGTGTCAGAGGCGTTGGAGGACGTGACAGTGAAGGACACTCCTGCGTTGATCGTGTAGGTGAGGTGCCCAAAGTTTGCGGCAGTTCCGGACACCCGCTGCAGGAAAATCCTCGTGGTGGACGTGACGCCGGTGTTCGATACCGTGACCGCACCTGCCGAAAGCGTGGCAACGCCGAGGCGCGCGTTCGTGCCTTCCTTGATCGCCAGTCCGCCTCCCGCGGTGCCAGCGACGAGGCCCTTTGCAGTAGCCGTGAAGACGGTGATCTGTCCGTTCGCCTGCCCCGACCCTCCCATCAGGAAGAAGGAGTCAGTTTTGAGCGCCCCGGCGGCTGAGCGGTACAGGTTGGTGTCGCGGGTGACGTTGCCCGGACCCCACTCCAGCTTGCCGTCACTGTAGGAGCGGAACCGGTCGAATGCATCGCCAGTGACTAGCGCAGAATACGCAACGTTCGCAGCTCCGGCGAGGGCCGACCCAACAGTCCCCGTCATGGTGCCGCCGCTCGCCTGCAGAGCCCCGGTGATGCGGCTGTCGTTGCCGGCGGCATAGGTACCGGCGGTGGTGCCCGCTACTGGGATCTGCCCAAACGCAGCCGCGTCGTTCGTCGCCGTGCCGTTGGCCAGGTTGGTCAGCTTGACTCCGCCCCACGGGACGTTGGCAGTAGGCGCCTGAAGCTGATCGATCCTCGGCAGCGACGTGGTGATGCCTGTACCCGTGACCGTCGTCCCGCGCTGGAAGACTGTGTTGCCGCCTCCGTCGCGCCACCCGGACGAAACTCCGTTGATGTCGCCCGACGCGACTGACACATACGACGAGTTGGTTGCCGACACACCGTACTGCGGGCTGAGGTTCCCCGACGTGCCGTCGTCGTCCCGCCCAGTGGTGATGACCACACCGTCAGCGATGACCTTCCGCGTCGTCCCGCTGACGTTCAGCCCCGCGTACCCGGCGGATGTACTGCTCTTACCGTCCCGCGTCATCCGGCAGCCGGACAGCACGATCGTACCGGTGTTGGTGGAGGAGGGGACGGAGAAGCCGTTCTGACCGCTTCGGTCGGTGGAGCAGCCAATGAATGTCTGCACGCCGGAGTTACCGGCGAGGTTGAATCCGTCCAAGGTGGACCACTCGGCTCGGCACGCGATCCAGGTGGTCCCGCTGCATCCGGCGATGTACCAGCCGAATCCGGAGCACCCGAGAACGTAGACGTTGATAAACGTCGAATCTGTCGAGTTGTTGAGCGCCAGGCCGTGCGACTTGCCCCATACGACGCTCACCCGGTCGAGGTTCAGACAGAAAGGTGCCTGCGGGCCCGACGGGACGCTGAGGTTGTAGGCGGTGTTGACGCCGACCCCGGTCACGTTGCGGATGGCAACGTCACGGATTATCGGGTTCTGTATCTGGCCCGTCATCCGGATTCCGTCGACGGCCGTGCCTACGGGGACGGCGGAGCCATCGATGGTGAGTCGCTCGATCCGCTGCCACCCGGAGAGCCCGGAGTACCCGCCCATCTGCTGGTCAACTATCTCGATCACTGCCGAGCCAGTGAACCCCGGGAGTGGCTTGATAGCGGTCGCCGGAGCCGGCGCACCTGGCTGTACTTCGCCGCTTCCGTGCGCGCCCATGAGCGTCACTTCCGGCGGCACTCGCAGGGGAGCGCTCGTCCTGACGACGCCCGCGGGGAGGTAAACGCGTCCGCCACGAGGCGCGGCGTTGAGCGCTCCCTGAATTACGGCCGTGTCGTCCGTCGTCCCGTCGACTTTGGCGCCGATCGTCTTTACGTTCACCCAGTCAGCGACCCCGGGGAGTACCACGGCGCCCATCTGACCGTTGACGGAACTGACGTTACCCAGAACAACGCCCGTCGACGGCCAGGTGCCGCCTGCCTTCGGGCCGTAGAGCGTCACGGCGCCGACAGTGGTGTCAACATAGAAGTCACCGGTGGCGCCAGTGGTGCCGGGCGGGGCGCCGACGCCCGTGTAGATCTGCGAGCCGTCCTTGCCGGCTGGCCCCGTGACGACGACGTAGTCACCCTGGTCAGGGTCCGTCGGGGCGATGTCCGCCAGGTCGACGAGCGGCGTGGCCGCAGGCAACTTGATTGCGAACGTTCGCCCGGTGGCATGTGAGAGCCGCTCGACTACCTGATAGGTCCAGTCGGACGGCTGCGTCCCTGGGTCGTCGGTCGCGATCAGGGCGACGCTGAACGATCCGTCTTCGTCCAGAGTGACGGACGCCGAACCAGCGCTGATCGTGTCAGAGCCCGGGATCGTCAGGTGCGACGGAGGTTCGAACGTCAGGGTCCCCAGGAGGGGCGTTCCGTCCGGGCGGATGTACCGACCCGTCAGAACTACGGTCGCGATTCCGACTGGAATAGCAGGCATTTACGTGTCTCCTCGCGGTGGGTGAGTGCGGCCGAGCAACAGGTGTTCCGCGTCGTGGCCGGCCTGCCACTCGCGTACGCGGGCGACGTCCTCACGGACGCCGTCAATGTCGTCACGGACGTCGTCGATGCGGACGTTGAGCGCCCGTGCGATGCCCTCCAGGGCTTCTCTCGTCGCCGTCCCCTCCTCAGCGACGGCACCTGTGGTGCGTCGGTGGAGAGCGAGGAGCGCGGGGACAGCCGCGATCACGGCCGCGCCAATGACTGACGCAGCCGTGACCACAGAGACGAGGACTTCGGGACTCATCAGGCCTTCGCCGTGAACCCGTGGCGAGCCGCGAGAGCCTTCAGCGACGTCAGGCCGGGAGCCCCGGTCGCGTCAGAGCCGGACAGCTTCATGACCTTGCGCCGGAACTCGTCGTAGGCGTCATCCGTCTTCGTGCCCCAGGAGCCATCGCTTGCGTATGCCGCGGGGAGGAATCCCTCCGCCTTCAGCGCCGCTTCGACGAGCTTGACTTCCGTCGGGTACGTGGTGTGCCCGGTCGGCGCGGGACGGTCCGCGGTACGCGCGGCGAGAATGTGCTTCAGGGAAACGGACGGCTTCGTCGCCGGCTTCGTCGGGGGCTTCGGCGTGGTGGGCGTCGACGTCACAGGAGCCGCAGCGAAGAGCGCGGCCTTGTTGATGTTGCCCGGGTCCCAGTGGTCGTTGCCGGGGATGTTCGAGTGCCCGTAGTGCCCGCCCTTCGTCGCCCACGTAGTGCGGTTCCGGCTGGCCTTCGGGTCGCCGTAGACCGACGCCAGGGCGCCCGCGGGGAAGGTGTCGGGGACGCCCCAACTCCTGATGGCGCGCATGAGGGCCCGGAAGTTGGGGCCTGGCTTCCAGTACGACGTGAAGGGGTTCGCAGCCTTCGCGAGGACCTCAATCTGAATGCAGACGCGACCGGTTCGGTTCGTCCTCGTGATCCCGTCGTTGCGCAGGGCTCGCGCGGACTGGTTCAGCGGCCCGTACTGGCCGATCCTGTCCGTCGTTGGGTCGTACAGGATGTGCGGCTCGTACTGCTCGTCGCTCAGGTACTTGCCGACGTTCGTGAACGCGACGTCACCGTGCCCGCTCTCCGTCGTGTGCCAGACGACGCGGGGCGGTGCCGTCGGCGAGTCCATGGCGCCGCCGATCGAGCCGTCCCCCAGTCGTTCCGCTTCCTTGATCCAGATCTCACCCATGCGGGTCCCCTCCAGGGCATGAAAAATCGCCCCGCTGCTGCGAGGCGTGAATGGTTTGTGGTGTGGGTCAGTCGCCGGCTGGGCTGAACTGGATTCCGTCGATTGCGAACCAGGCCGGGCTGCTTGACGTCCCCTGGCCTCCCCCGGCGTCGCAGAAGTAGAGGAGGTTCCCGTCGGTGTCGACCTGGACGCGCGCTCCCATCCGCGTGATGCCGGAGATGGTCGTCCGCGACGTCGGCACGTAGAAGAACCGCGATCCCGCGGGTGCCACGGCCGACGGAATGGCGCCGAACTTCAGCGCGTCCGTCCCGTCGTTCAGCTTTCCATTAGTCGCCTTGATCGTTCCGCGGAGTTCAATTCCTCCGCCCGCCTTCTTTCGCCATCCGGGAGACCCGGAATTCGCGGTGTGGTTGTTGGCGTACGTCAGTGGTTGCCACGTTCCGTCAGACAACAGGAGCCAACTGCCGTCACCCTGTCGACCTTCCCACCGATCCTCAGCGATCAGGTAGGTAATCATTCCTGCAACGGGCTTTGTTGCGCCCGTCAACGCTGCCGCCCGTGCGTTGGCGTCGGCGAAACGCATGACAACCTTGGGAACGATCCCGTTTACGAGCGTTGAGAGCGCGACTTCGATGTCAGGTGCGTCGCCCAGTACCGGGGACTGCACACCCTGAGAGTAGCTATCGTTCTTCGGCATTTACTCCGCCTCCTCCGTCTGGGAATTGAATTGCTATGCGCATGCGCCGTCGACAATCCAATTGCCGTCCGCGTTCCGCGATACTTTGACGACCTCTCCGACGACTGGAGCGGAATAGCTCTTCATCCGCCGGACGGCCGCTACGGGGCCGCGGGCCGTCGAAATGTCGACCGTCCCGTCTGAGTTGACGGCCGTCACAGTGGCGAGCATCCACGCCGATGCGAGCTGCTCCACGGCACGCTGTGCAGCGCGCTGTATGGCCTCTACCAGGGCTTTTGACAGGGTCACGGGGTGTCCTCCTTACCGCCACGAAGGCTGATGGAGAAGGATCCCTGAGCCGTCAGGGGGACGCTGAGGGACTGCACGAGATACCGGTACTTTCTGCCCTTAGCTGTGACGCGAACGATGTCGTTCCCTTCCAATGCTGGGTTCGGAAGGGAATCGATCGAGGTCTGAATGTTCGGCGCGATGGCGTCGAACAGGGCGTAATCCGCGGCAGCCTGACAGGCACTTACCGTCGTCCATAGGGCAGACGAAATCGTCTTCGTCACCTTGCCGTATGGGCCACCCCACTTGGTGGGGCTAGAAGGGTCGTTGTCCGTCGCAACAGCACTCACCGGGGCAGAACCCGCGGCCGAGTTTTCTCCCGATGCCACAACGGCGTTGCAAACGGCCGTTCTGGACATCTTCCGAGAGGCTGCCATAAGCGTTCCTCCCGCACCCTCCGCGATGTCCCACGCAACTGCTCCGTTTACGACGTCGGGGAAGTCGGTGACGACAAAGCGGTTCTGAGCGTCGACGTAGATTTCCGCCTGCATGGCCGTTGCGATTTGAGTTACCGCATCCCAACGGTCGGCATCGGCGTCCCACGTCGCAACGGCGCACGTCGGATTTCGCGCTCCGGCAGTCAGGTTCGTGATTATCGCGTCGGGGAGTGTTTGACGGATCAGCGCCGTAATGGCGTCGACGCAACCTCCGTATCCGCGAGTGGACGTCGGCACCTGGAACTTGTCGTCGATGATCGCGGCCTCCATCGACGTCCCGGTGATGGTGACCGGCCCGGTGTGCACGTCGCCGCTCGGCTCGTTGATCCGGAAGGTGCCGAGCGGGACGATCTCTGTCACGCCGTTGGGGAACCTGATCCCGCGGGATACGACGAGCTGCTGCCCGTACGCCGCGAGCGGGTCTGTGGCTGCCCATGGGAGGTACGAGGGATCCGCGATCGTCAGGGAGAGGGAGCGTCGTGTCTTGCTCCCCCGGTCCACCGTCACGGATCCGTCAGTGATTGGCAGATCTGCCAGGGTTAGTGCGCCGGCGTAGAACGCGTCCACCCTGGCGACCATCGTGTGAGAGGTCGCCAGGGCAGCGCGGAAGGCGTCGGATATGGGGTACACCTAGCCTCCATTCGCTCCGGTGTAGACGTCGAGCCAACTCGTGGCGCCCGCAAGGACTTCCGCCCATGTCGAGCCGGACGAGGCGACCGTCTGCCAGGTGCGGTCAGCGCTTCCGGTGACGCCGCCGATGGGGCGGTCCACTTCGGTGAGTGGCAGCGTCCATGTGCGGTCGTGGAACTCCGCGTAGTCGACGATGGGCGTCTCCGCCACGTCGCCGACGGAGACGTACATGTCCCGCTGGCCCCAGCCGGGTGGCCACTGCAAGAGCAGCGGTCCGCCGGAGTCGAGGACCCACCACAGTGCAGCGACGTCGTCCACCGTCTCCGTGACCACCGTGAGGTCGCCGGTTACGCCTCCGCGGACGTCATTGATGACGACGGGGAGTGTGCGTCCGCGGACCTGACTGACGCCCTGTCTAGCGGCACGCGTCCACGTCGGCATGGGAGTTGCCACGGTGATGCGGACGGATCGCGCAGGGCTTCCCGGATCCTTCAGCCACACGTCGGTGGTCTCAGCGTCGAGCGTGACCGGGTCGGACGTGTACGAGAGCAGTCCGGAGCCAGAGCCGGACGGATGCTGAATCGCCACGCGCCACTGAACGGGGATGCCTAGCGGCGCCTCGTAGTCGGTGATCACGGCGACGTCACCAGTGATGCTCTGCGACGTCAGGTCACCGGTCCACCCGCGGACGGGCTGCGGAGCCTGGCCGGACACGATGCGCGTCAGGGACCACTTCCACGTGGGCCCTCCGGTCGTGAGGCCGCGGAGTGTGATCGCGGCTCCTCCCCCGCCCGCAGGTACAGCGCGCGCGGTGAGGCCTCCTAGCTTCCATTCCGCGCGGTCGAAGTAGTACGTCTCTCCGGCCACGGCGTCCGGGATGGTGATGGAAAGTCGCGCGGCGACGGCTGCGTCTGGCGCCAGGTCTGACGTCGTGCACGCGAGCCACAAGCCCGCAGCGCCCACCCATGACGTCAGCCGGGTGCGGATGACGTCGCCGGACGCGTTCAGCCACTCCAGCCGCGTGAGGAAGCTGCGTGTCGTCGGCTTCAAGATGCAGGCAGTGAACTGGTATCCGAGCCCTGGCGTGGCTGCTACGGGCGCAGCCGTCGAGAGTGTGAAGTCCCCGCCAGACGCAACGGCCTTCAGCGAGTACGCGCCGGCAAGTACCTGGTCCGTCGTCTGCGTCTTCGTCGCGCCTGTGACCGTCCATCCGGTCGCGTCCTGCTCGATGTCGGAGACGTTGTAGGGCAGGAGGTTGCCAGCCACCATGAGCGCACTGGACGGCGCCAGGACCACGCGGTCGTAGGCCCACTGCTGTCCCGCGGCCGTAGCCTGCGGAGAGAGGTTGACCCGTGCTTTCGCTGCTCCGGGAGGCGCCGTTGCAGCTACGACGCACCTCGTCCACTGGCCCGTGGAGGGCGCCCAGTCCGAGGAGGAGACGGAGATCTCCGTCCCCGTCCCGTCGAGCCACGAGATTTGGATCTTCTGCGTCAGGCCAGCCGTACCGGGCGTGACTTGTGCGTAGGCGACGTACTCAACGCCTGGCGTTACGGCCGGCGCCTGGCTGGCCTGCGTCTGGACGAGCACGCTGCCTGCAGCCTGTGACGTCACGAGGAGCGACTGATACCACGTGAACGCGCTCCCGCTAATGCCTAGCGTGGCTAGGCTCGTCGCTGCCCACCCCGACGCATCGACCTCCACCGTCTCCGTGTTGAAGGGCAACAGGTTGCCCGTCGAGACGGCCGTCAGACCGAGGAACATGCGGTCCGCGAACCAGTTCTGGTTCGCTGCCGTGGCAGTCACTCGGATGACAACGAGCGCCGTCGCGGCCGTCGCGGGCGCCGTCCCCACGGCTCCGATCTGATGCCAGGTCCCCGACGGGGCGCTGACCAGCGGACCTTGTATGGTGCTGATCAGTGACCCGCCGGACGTGTACCACCTGATCTCCATGCGCGACTGCGCGCCAGCAGCCGGCGGGAAGATGGACGCGCAGCTCCAGTACTCAGAGCCTGGGGTGACTGCCACGCGGGTCGCGATGCCCACCTGACAGTCGCCCGTTGCGACACTCTTGAAGGCCAGCGAGTGCGCTGCCTCTGTCCCGCCGTTCGCCTGCGTGAGCCCGGTTGCGTTGACGAGCGCCGACCACCCGGAGACGTCAGTTTCGACGCTCTCCACGTTGTACGGCAGCAGGTTTCCCGGGATGGCCATTAGCCCTCCCCGGGAGCCGGGTACGTCGGACCACCGATGATCGAGCTACCGTCGTCGGACGGCGGAGTCGAGGGCACGATCGGTGCCTCCGGCTCCACCTCCTCCGGCGTGTAATCCGTGATCGGCTCGACGATCTCTCCGTCTCCCGATGGAGTCTCGTCGGGCATGTCAGACCCACCTTCCGTTGTTGAGTGCGTCGGCGTTGGCAGACTCGCGTGCGTCGACCTCGACGCGAACGATGTCCGTGATCTCTCGGTCGCCGACGAAGACGCGCACGTCGGCATGAACCGTGGTGGCTCCTCCCCCGCCCTTGCTTGCGCGGATGTCCTGCCACTGGGACCCGGTGAACACGGGCTCGGGCTTCCCTGTGCCGTTGGCGACGAGGGAGAGGCCAGGCGGAATCAACCCGCCGTCGTCGTACCAGTGCGGACTGCGGCTCAGCCACTTCGAATACGCGACGGCTGGAGTGCCGTAGTCGGGGCGGTGCTTGATGTAGTCCATGCCCCACTTGATCTGCGTCCGCGGGTTCGTCAGCCAGTCAGAGCCGGCCGACGCCATTTTGTTCCCGGGCAACGCCTGCGGGATGCCGTAGGCGCCCGACGAGGGGTTCTTCGCGTTGTAGCGCCATCCGCTCTCGCCGTCCCAGAGCTTCTGGAGCGGTCCGAATTGCCCGATGCCCCAGCCGTAGTTACCGAGAATGCTCTTCGCGTAGGTCTGCGCTGCACCCTTGGCTGCGGACGTGAAGCCTCCGCCTCCCGTCAGGTAGCTCATAGGGTCGACGGGCGTTCCGTTCCGTCGCGCCTCCAGGTGGAGGTGAGGGCCAGTGACGTTGCCCGTTGCACCGGACTTGCCGATCTCCTGGCCTTGCTTCACGACCTGGCCGGCAGAGGTGATGATCCGGCTGAGGTGTGCGTACAGGGAGGAGAGGCCTCCACCGTGCGAGATCTCCACGTGGTTGCCGTAGGGGCCACCACCCGCGGCGAACGTGACCTTGCCGTCGTCGACGGCGTTGACCCTCGTCCCGACGGGTACCGGGAAGTCCAGGCCCGTGTGATGCCCGGACGACCACATCTTGCCGGCCACGCCGAAGCGCGTTCCGAAGGCTGCGTTAACGGGCTTGATCCACTGCCCGCCCGTGCCTTCGGAGGCGAAGAGGAGCGACTCCGCGGCGTCGACTATCTTGTCCTTCAGCCCCGCCATCATCTTGAGCGGGTACTTGCCGATGGCGGAACCGAACTTGCCAGCCACACCGACGCCGTCAGTGATGCGGTTCACGATCGGCTTCATGAGCCCCGTCCAGACCTTCGACGGGTGGATCAGGAGATCCGCGCCAGTCTTCGCCCAGTCGATGCCCTTACCGATGACGTCGGAGACAGTGTCCTTCGTCCAGTCCCACGCCCCACCGACAACTCCGCCGGATTCGAGGAGCTGCGTTCCTGCGGCCTGATGCAGCGAAAGCGCGCGGCTCCTGTACTTCGGATCCGTCGGGATGACGTATTCGGGGTACCGGGGGTTTCCCTCACCAACGATTGCCGTCGGCCGGTTCGTCTTCATCGGAACCGCGGGTCCCCAGCCATTGCCGACTGTTCCGCCCGCCTCCAGGAGCTTAGGAGCGGCAGGAAGATGCGGCAGCTTGACGAAGTCAGCCACGCGATCCCAGACGGCCTTAATTCCCTTTGTGTAAACCCATTCGATAATGAAGTTCACGGGCTTTTTGGCGATGTCGGAGACCTTGCTCCAGGCCTTACCGATAAGCGTCTTCGCGGTGTCGAACGCGTCAGAGACGAGCCCTAGGGCCGACTTTATCTTGTCGAACGCGGGCTTCAGGCCCTTGTCGTACAGCCAGTTCGCCTTATCCGCTATCCACTCAGCCGGCGGTCTCACTCCGTGGTCGTACAGCCACCTGAACTTGTCGCCGACCCACTTCAGCCCGTCCCAGATGAACTTGAACGCCGGAGCGAGCATCTTAGTCCAAAGCCAGGATGCCTTGTCGGATATCCAGCCGAGCGACGGTCTTACCGCGTTGTTGTAGAGCCAGACGAACTGATCGCCCAGCCACTTGATTCCGTCCCAGATGAACTTGAACGTGGGCTGCAGGATCGTCGTCCACAGCCACGTTGCGATCATCGCAATTCCCTCGAAGGAGGGTTTGAACCCGTCCGTCCAGAGCCACATCGCTATGCCGCCAAGTGCTCGCAGCACGATAATGATGGGCGCGACTACGGCCGTGACCAGCACCGCGAACAGGATCCGTGCGACCAGCCATATCCCCTTGAAGGCTGGCTCGATGGCATTCTTCCAGAGCCAGACGGAGGCCGTCCCGATGGCCTTCAGTCCGGTCCAAATTCCGTCGAACGCGGGCTTCAGCACGCTGTTCCAAAGGAATAGCGTTGCGATCTTTATGCCCGTCCAAGCACCGTCTACTGCGTCGCGGAACCACCCGACGTTCTTGTACGCCCAGATGATGCCGATGACGAGCGCGGCAACTGCCAGGACGATAGCCTCGATCAGCGGGACAATGCCCGTCGCCTGAATAGCTGCTGCCCATCCGGATGTCACCAGAGTGGCGCCGGCTACCGCAATCGTGTAGAGATGCATAGCGACGGCAAAGGCCGCCATGCCGAGTTGGATAGCCTTGTTTACGGTGTATATCCCCCACAGGAGCTGAATCACCCACGGCGCATTCGTCGCAATCCACGACAGGCCGTCGATCATGGGTCCCACGACCGCAAACATGTCGGCACTGAGCGGGGCTATTGCCTGCGCCAGGTCGAGTGCGGACCTCAGGATCTTGCCGAGGAACTCCGCCAGTCCGGGCGACGTGTCCTTGACGTACTTGAGGAACCGCTCGAATTCCGGGCTTCCCTTAAGGTTCTTCCCCCAGTCGGCGAAACGGCCTGTGATCCGCTGCATGGTGTCGGAAATTCCGTCCATGTGCGGGAGGAAGGCGTCGACGATTCCCGCCATACCCGTCAGCAGGTTGCCGAACGCAATGCCGAGACCTACGATCGCAGGCTTCGCGCTCTTGTCAATGTCTTTCTTGAAGTCCTTCCAGAACGGCGTCTTCAGCGCCTTGGACGCTTTGTCCATGAGGATCCCGACGGCGTCCGCGGCACCCGTTACCAGCGGTGTCAGCGCCGGGAGCGAGTTCTTCGCGCCGTCGACGCCACGCGTGAAGAGCGGGAGGACGTCAGGCTGTAGCGACGTCGACCAGTCCTTGAAGGCCTTCGTCAGACCCTTCGGGCCGGCGATGGAGTCATAGAGGTCGCGCTGATCCGGGGTGAGCTTCGCGAGTGCCTTGCGATACTCATCCGCCTTCGTCGCTGCCTTCGCTGTCGTGTTGATGCCCGACAGGCGGGCAGACTCAAGGCCACGCTCCGCAGACCGCACGGACTCCGCGGCTTGGACCTGCGTATCCGCAGCGTTCGAGACAGCGTCCGCCAAACCGCGCTGAGCGTCGGCAACGGACTGTGCAGCCGCCACCTCTGCGCGTGCGGCCTCCCGATGCGCGTCGGCAACGGCCTTGACCTGATCCGCTACGTTCTGCTGAGCATCCGAAAGTTGCTGTGCGGCTCGCTTGACGGCATCGTTGCCGTCGACACCTTCCTTGCGGGTTTTCTTGGCGTCGGCCTGGAGCTGCGTATAGCTCTTGGACTGTTCCTTCTGCGCCTGGACAGCTTGGTCGTAGCTGAGCTGCGCTCTGGCCAACTGACCATCAGACGCGGTGCCAGCCGCATTCGACGCCTGCACACGAGACAGCTCGTCGGCTGCCTCCTGGACGCGCAGGGCGGCGTCACGCTGACTCAGTGCGCCGTCGGTAAGTTTGTCGTTCAGGTCGCTGAGCTGCTTCGCGGCGTCCTGCCGTGCCTGCGTGAGATCCTGCTCAGACTGGCGCGCGCTGCGCTGAGCGTCGGAGAGGGACCGTTCGGCGCGGGCCACGTTGTCCGCTGACTGACGTCGCTGGTCGGAGGCACGCTGCACGGCCTGTGCTACGGCACGTTCCGCGTCCTCCACCTGACGGTTAGCCTGCGAGATGGACCGGGCAGCGTTGCGGTACGCAGCGCCTAGAGCTTGCTGCGCGCCCTGCATCTGCAGCGCCTGTTGCTCAGCCTTGACGCCCGCTGCAGCCGAATTGCTCGTCGCACTTGCGGCTTCCTTGTCCGCGGCCGTCTTCGCCTGAATGACGGTAGTGACGCCCTTGATCGCTGGAATAGCGGCCAGGGCCAGGGCTCCGACTCCCGCACCTGCGGCAGTTGCGGCGGCTGCGACGGCTCCGATGCCAGCCGCAAGGACCGGACCGAGCGGGATGGCCGTCAGGATGGCCATTTGGATCCCGAGCCCCATCAGGGCTGACGTCGCGTGGGATGTGTCCGCGAACGCCTTGATGTGGACGAGCTTCAGACTGTCGGCTTCGGCGTCCAGTGCTGCCAGTTCAGCAGCGGCGCGAGCGGCGTCAACACGGACGTCTATGTCGTGGTGCTGAACCGACAAGATCTCCAGGCGCGTTTGGATGGCCTGAATCTCTGCCAGTGCGGCGCCGGCGTCGATGTCGATCCCAACCCGCGCGTTCGACAGGAGCGCGAGCCGTTCACGTAGCGCCTGAATCTCAACGCGCGCGGGCGAGGTGTCCGCGTCCACGTTGATGTTCGGGAGTGACGCCTGAGCCTCTGCCACGACGGCGCGGAGCTTAGCGCCAAACGAGCCGTCGACCTCCAGTGCGATTTTCTGCCGGCCGCCCACGGCTGCTATCTCCGCGCGGATCTCCGCCAGAGCAGCGCGTGCGGCTGCCGTGTCAGCTCGCACGGCGACGTTCGGATGTTCGGCGCCCAGCTCGCGGAGTTTGGCCTCAAGGCGGGTAATCTCCGCCTCAGCCGCCTCTGCGCTGACGTCGATGCCGATCCGCTTGTTGCTGAGCTGCTCCAGCTTCGCCCGGATGCGCGCGAGTTCGGCGTCAACGCCCGTGTCACCGAGCTTGACGTCCAGTTTCGGCATGGCCTTGAAGGCAGCTTCGAGCTTCCGTCGGATGGAGCGCGCGAAGGCTCCGCCCGCGTCGTCACCCTGCCGTCCGGCAGCGCGTACGCCCGCCTTTCCACCTGCGTTGATGGCGTCGGGGATGGAGATCACGATGTGCTTCGATATCGCCTCCCCCATGCGTCGGCCGGCGTCTTCACCGACACGGTCCGCGATGGGGAGTACGAGAGCTTTCAGCTTCGTGTGGAAGTTGGGGACGATGGGGACAACGTCAACCGCTGCCCCACCGACAATGTCCAGGTCGCCCGCCATTACGCCTCCTGCGTCTGATCTCTCAGCCGCGGGTCGAGGGCGCGGCGCTGCTCATCTGTCAGCCCCCGCATCTGCGTGGTCTGCTTAGGGGGAACCCCCGGTCGTGGCGTAGGTGTGAACTCCTCGGGCTTCCCGCCGGCAGCAGCGATGGTGACGATTCGCAGTCGACTGACCTCGTCCTTCAAGGACGCGAGGAGCAGTTCGACGCCGCTCCACGGAGCCAGGTCGGGACGGTGTTCGCCCGTCGCGCGCTCCATGTCGCTCGCGGAGACGCTGTTGCGGATCGCCGTCTTCGTCGCGCTCTCCGGTGGCAGGTGCTCAATCCAGATACGCAGGGTCCGCAGGGACAGCGTCCCGCGATACACGTCAAGCACTCGCGCGCCCGGGTAGTACCGCGGGATGTCCGCTTCTAGCGCCTCCGCGTGGTCCGCGAGGACTTGGCACGTCCACTGGACTTTCCCACCGGCTCTCCGGCAGCCTGCGCGGCGTCAGAGACGAACTCGCCGATCTCAGCGAACGTCGCGTCGAGCTCGACGAACGTGGCGACGTCGTCCGCGTGGAGGACGCCCTCCGCCCACGTGTCGAAGTCGCTCTGTCGCAGGGCTCGCATGTACGAGGGGCGCCACTGGGACGCGTCCTTCACACGGAGGGTCTGGCCAAGCAGCTCCGCGGTGGAGTAACCCTCCGTGGCCTCGTTCTCCTGCGCCTCAGCGGGGGTTGTGGTGGTGGTCTCAGTCATGCGCGCGGGTCTCCTAAGTCAAGGTGTTGTTCTGGCGCGGGTCGTTGTAGAGCTGAAGCGGGACCCGGACCCGCGCAGATACGGGTCCCGCTGGTTCGTGAATGGCTTACTATCAGCCAGCCGGGAAGAACCCGCTGACGTCGACGTCGCCGTAATCGATGTACCGCTTCACGGCCGCGCCAGAGGTGCCCTTGTAGAACTTGAACGTCAGCTGGACGGGCATGACGTCGGCCGTCTGCGGCTGCTCGTCGCCTCGCTCCGTGACCTTGCCGTTCGGCATGTACAGGCGGATTCGCTTGTCGCCGTCCATCGTGTCGAACACGAAGGCGTACCGAAGATCGTTCGGCTTGTCCGGCAGGTCGTAGGACGCGATGCCCGTCGTCGGCTGCAGCGCCGTCACGGGGACGTTGTCGTACAGGCTGCGAACGAGCGGGTTGAGACCCTCCAGGAACGTCACCTGAAGCGACTTCGTGGACTTGGTCATCAGGGTGCGGATCGGCTCCAGCGAGCCGGCCGCGTCAACGTCCTTCGTCTCCTCTTCGACTTTGAAGAGGCCACCTTCGGTGGTCGTCCACCCAAGGTTGTGCCACGGGGTAGCGGGGTCGGCGAAGGCCGTTGGGCTGGCCGTGTTCACAGCCGCCATGTAGACGAGGTAGTCAGTTGCGCCGAAAGTGAGATCGGCATTGCGGGTGTCCGCCATGAGCCCTCCAGGGCATGCGAGAGACCCGCTCGTCATCGACGTCGGGTCTGTGAGTTCAGGGGTTACGCGGGGCGCAGGCTCACGGTGTACGAGGCGCCTCGTCGGTGGACAGCCTCGTTTACCCACGGCTGCCGAGTTGGGCCGGAGTCGCATCGGACGGACCGGATCACAGCGCCATTCACGGGGCCCTGCAGAAAGAGCAGTGCGTCACGGACGCTGCTTGCGAGGGTCCGCGCCTCGTCCGCCGTAGCGGCGAATACGTCGACTGCTACGCGAGGGTGGAGCGCGAAACGTTCATCGCTTCCCCCGAGCCGCTCAACGCGGATCACGGGGAGCCTCGTCTCCAGGTCCGCGGGGGTCTCCGCGCCGGCGAATACGCCGAAGGTGGCCTCAGCCCACGGGGCTAGTACTGCTTCGATCTCAGCCGGCACGGTGAGCCGCCTTCAGGTCGTCCAGGCTCTTGGAGAGCACGGCGTAGCGTGGCGTCCCGCCGTTTCCGTACTCCACGTGTCGCGCCTCAGGGGAGAAGTTGACGAGCCGTGCGCCCGCGCGGATGCGGGGCTTTCCGCGGAACGGGACGTTCTTCTCGATGGGGAGGACGTCGAACGACGCCTTGTAGCGTCCCGCGTGACTGTCCTCCGCCGGGTTGCCCACAGGAGAGCGTGCCTCCGCGATGGCCTTCAGCTTCACAGCCGCGTCTTTGCACGGCTTCTGCAGCCATGGACGCGAGAGCATCGAGCCGATGCCGGAGTACCGGCCGGTGTACTTCGAGCGGTAGGCCATCAGCCAGTCACCTCCGTCAGGGACGCCTCAAGGTGGGCGAGCGACGTTGCCGGGAGGGTGTTGGGTCGCCCTTCCACCTGCCAGATCTCGCCGTTGCTCCGGATGATCCGGTCCGCAGGGCGGACGTCGGTCCCGAGCGGGGCGAAGAGGACGCGGCGCGTCTCGATGGTCGTCGATGCGCTGTGCGTCTCCGTCGAGCTGCCTACCGTCACGCCATAGGGCGGCATGACGGCGCAGAAGTCGACAGAGAAGCGTGTCGGTGGCCCCGGGATCTCAGACCCCGTGGAGTCACGGACCACGCCTCCAGGCCGCTCAATTTCGATCGTCTCGGAGAAGAGCTGCGCGAAGAGGCTCACGTCGGCAGCCAGACTGCCATGGGCGGCGCAACGTCCTCTGGAGCAATGTCCAGGGACGCCGCTCCGAACGCTATGCCTACCGCGCGACGCAGCCGGCGACGCTCATCGTCGGACAGAATGACGCCAGTACCCGAATCCGCGTAGGACTGGAGCATGCCGCCGGCCTGTTCCGACCGGAGCCCGCCGGGGTTCGTCAGGATGCGAGCCGCGACCATCAGTGAGACCGACTTGACTCCGCGTTGGGGCGGATCTGTCAGCCGCTCCCCCACCTCACCGTAGAACGCGTCTTCGGTGAGGTCGTGGGCAAGGGCGCACTGAGCGTCCGTCAGCGGGCGTGCGACGAGGGTCCGCAGCTCAGTCGGACTGAACAGTTCCACCTGTCGACGCCTTCCGTCGGGGCGCGGCGCGCTTCGCGGGTGCCTTCGGTGCGGGCTCGGGATCCGTCAGTCGTTTCACGGACGGTGCCTCCGCCCACGCCTTCGGGTTCGTGATGAGCGCCTGCGCCCACTCCGGGACCTCGTCCGCGGGGCCGAACACGTGGGCCGCGCCCTCTGCGTCCGTCACGTGGACGTTCGTTGCCAGGGTTGCCATGCGTGAATGCCTCGCGTTTCGGGGTTAGAGAACGTCAGCCTGGAACGTCAGGTCTGGAGCAGCGACGACAGGGAGCGCGATGGCAACGGCGCGGGTCCACACAGTCTGTGGGTCCTCGCTCTTGTAGCCACCGACGGCGACGCCAGCAGCGTCACCACCCAGCCCATACCGCGGGTCGTCGGCCTCCACCGGGACGCCCCAGAGGGTCTGACCGACGGCGTCACCGAACTCCGGAAGGAACAGGACCTTATCGACAGGAGTGACTCGCGTGGCCACGCCGTTCACGGAGACCTGCGCGTCGTAGATCAGTACCGGCGGGATGTCGTAGTCGCCAAGCACGGTGTTCAGCGCGTCGCGCGTCAGCACGGTGGGCGGGTTCTGCGTGTTGGCGAGCTTCGTCAGGCCGACGTTCCGGCGCAGCCAGTTGTAGGCCGTGCGGGACATCAGGGTATACGCCGGGAGACGCCCGTTCGTGGTGTTGTAGACGTCGAGCCAGTTCGACAGGTCGCCGTACGCGTCCGCCGTGGCGAAGGTGCTCCACGGGGTGGAGGCCGTCACGTTGTGCGCAGGGTTGCGTCCGAAGTCGACCGACGCCTGAACGCCGTTCTCGTTCAGGTTCACGGCGCCGGTGAACAGAGCCTCGCCACGCGCGAGTTCGAGACGGGCTTCGATCTGACGGGCCAGGCGGACGCCGTCGTCGAGCATCGCGTCACGGATCTCCGCGTTCTGCGTGTCGACGTTCCGGCGCCTGATGCGCTCGTACTCGCCGACGGGGATCTTGCGGGAGATGGGCGGCAGTTCGCCACTCACGCGCGCCCCACCGGGACGCACGGCGACGTCAGACGACGCGTCGTAGGCACGGAAGACCGCAGCCTCCGTCAGACCGCCTCCGCCTCGCGTGAAGCGGTAGGAGAGATCGTTGATCGTGCGGTTCGGAAGCCAGCGGTCGAGGGTCTCCGCGTTCTCCACACGGTCGGCAAGGGCCGCGCGAGCGTAGCCCGTGAGTTCCGCGGGAGTCGCGAACTCGTCAATGAGCTGCATAGTTGGTGGTTACCTCTCAGATGAAGATGACGCGGGAGGCCAGGTCGACCTTGCCGGCGGCGTCCACGGCGACGGGGAGCTTGCTCTCCTTGATCACGCAGTGCAGGAGCATCGAGCCGACGGCGCTGGAGAGCGTCGCGCCACGTCGCGTGACGACCTCCGCACTCGTGAACAGGAAGCCGACGCAGGTCTGACGACCGTCCGTCTTCGTGTCGTCGTAGAGCCCGTACTTGCCCGACGCGGTGATCTTGCCGAGCGGAATGCCGCTCTTGATGTAGCCGTCCGGGTAGTGGGTGCCGGCCGTGAAGGTGGAGACGTCCAGGGTCACGCTGACGGCGAAGTCCGTGCCGTGCTCGTGGCCGAGCCAGTCCCGCTTGTCCTGAGAGAAGCTCTCAGTGATGAGTCCGAGGTTCATTGATCCTCCGTTGAGGGGGTGGGTCAGTTCTTCGCGTGGCGCTCGCGGTACAGGTCCGCACCCGCGCTCACGGTCTTCGAGCCGCCTCCGACGTCGCCTCCGCGGTTACCGCCGGAGCGCGTGGAGCCGCCGGAGTTGCCTCCGCCCTGGGCGCCGAACAGCGCCTTCAGCGCGTCTGCGTCGGCCTCCAGCTCTTCCTTCGTGGCGCCCTGGAGGCGCGCAGCCTGCGCGGCCGTCAGACCCTTGTCGGAAGCGATTTCGAGGATGAGCGCCTTACGGGTCGCGGCGTCTCGCTCAGCCTTCGCGGTTGCGGCTTCCGCGGCAGCGTCGTCGCGCTCCTTCTGGAGTCGCTCCGTCTCACTGAGGTCCGCAGCCTGGCGAGCCTTCAGGTCTTCGTCCGCCTTGCGCAGCCGCTCCAGCTCCGCAGCGTCGGGCGCAGCGTTGGCGCGAGCCTCATGCTTGCGGGCGTGGTGCTTCCAGTACGCGACCTGATGGGCAGGTTCCATGTCCGCGACGGGCTTGCCGTCCGGGTAGCCATGCTCGTTGACGGTCGGAGCGCCACCAGTGCCGGCGGAGCCAGTACCGGTGCCGTCGCTCGTACCGTCGCCACCGCCGATGAAGCGGATCGGACGGCCGTCCTTGCGGTAGCCGACGATCGTCTGAGGAGCGCGGGAAAGCGCGAAGGAGTGCGGAAGCTGCATGTGGTGGTCCCCTGTCGGGAGTCGTCAGCCCATGGCGGGCGTCAGGTCGGTTGGATGTCGTCAGGGCCTGTGAATCGCTGACCCTTAAAACCCAGGATTGGGCCGATCTCCCCGTGATCGTTGGTCACGAGGATCTGTCGGTAGTCAATGGCGCGTGCCCCGCGGTCCGACTGGCCTAGGGCGTCCTCCACGGCCTTGTGGATCTGCTCTAGCTTCTGCTCGTCGATGACCTGTCCGGGGTCCTCGTCCGCCGTCACCAGCTTCACCAGGCAGTCGCAGCCAGGGTGGATAGGCGCCAGATCGCGCTTCATGTAGCGCTGGGTACTGGCGACGATGCACAGGGCGCAGTCGAACTCGCCCTGCAGCTCGCGAACGGTGTACTGGAACTTCGGGAGGTCGTCAGCCACGTCGCGCACGGTGTGCGTACGGGCAAGCTGGAGATCCGTCTTCGTGAGGGTCTCCAGGCGGTGTTCCCCGCGGCTGACTGCCTCCTCCAGCGGAACGTTCTTGGAGAGCGCCGTCCATATCTCGTTGAACGGACGGCCGTAGACCTCGTACGGATCGACGCCGCGGAGGGACTTGCCCGTCACGGCGTCGAGGTCGAGGGCTACACGCTTCGCCTTGTCGTCGATCTCCTTATAGAGCTGCTCCAGATAGGACGCCGTCAGCGTCGCTACCTGACGTTGACCGGCAAGGATGATCGGGACCGTGCGCGCCTTGAAGGACTTCGCGTCGGCGTCACGCCAGGAGCGAAGGCCTTTCCACGACTGGTCAGTTCGCCCTAGAACGCTCGTCCAGACCCCGCGCACTGCCGACCCGTATCTACGGTCAAGCGGCGACAGGGCCATTGGCATCCCGTCCGATCACGGTCCGCTGGTCACGCGCCGCGCGGGCGTCGGCCAGGGACGTCGGCTGAGGGGCCGCTGCTTCCGCGGCAGCCTGAGCAGCCAGGGCATCCGACGCACGGTCGATCTCCATACGGGCAATCTGCGTCGGTGTGTAGCCCATGTCCTCCATGCGCTGACGCCACGGGACGCCGGCGGACTCCGCCTTCACTGCAGCGTCGGCCAGTTCGCTGATGGAGCGCGACTCGGGGTCACGCCAGAGCGTCTCAGCGTTGTACGCCGTCGCTCGGGCCTCATCACCGAGCACCCGGAAGGCCAGGCGCATCGTCTGCTCCCACGACTCACCGAAGGTGCGCTGTCGGTCGCGGACCTTGCTGACGAGTCCGGTCTCCGCGGCCTTCAGTGCGTCGCCGGAGACGTTGACCACGGCGCCGATCAGGTAGTGCGGAGGCGTGCGGGAGATGGCTGCAAGATCCTGGACGGCCGACTCAACTGCCGAGACGTACGGCTTCAGGTCTGTCGCGGCGAACTCGCCGAACTTCGTATCGGGGTCCTCGCTCGTCCACAGGCTCTTAATGTCGAGCTTGTAGGGCGTGAGCTTCCTGCCCGTGATGGGATCCTCGTCGACCTCCAGACCCGATGCGTACCGTTGCCGGAAGGCTCCGTACTTCATCGCGGCGAGTAGGTTGATCAGGGAGAGCGTGATCCGGTTTTGGATCGTCAGCACGTCTTCGTGCTCCGCGAAGCCCATCAGTCGACGGTTACGCCGGTTGATGAACGGGATGAGCGGGACGTCCTTCAACAGGTTGGCTTGAGTGCCGTCCGTCGAGCTGGGCAGCGCGAAGGCGTCCCAGCCGCGGAGGGACGCGGAGTTACCGGCGAAGACTGGCGTCTGTGCCTTCGTGACGAAGTCGTAGATCTTCTCTGGCGTCCACAGCGTCGCGCGCGTGTTGCCCGTCCAGTCGTCCCGCCAGAGCTTCAGGCCTGCGGCGAGCTTCCGCCGACTGCCCTGCATGTGCTCGACGGCCACCTGACGGGGCGTCTCGTGCGTGATGACCGGACGACCATCGTCGCCCCGCTCGACGAGGGCAAACGCCCTGCGCTGCGAGAGTGCGCCGTAATGGATCAGGTCGGCGTCCGCGTCGAGGCTGTTCTCCTGCCAGATGCGGTTGGCTTCGTCGTCCGCAGCCTGCGCACTGTCGCCGTCCGTCGGTGAGCCGAACCGGAACCCGTCGACGTGCATCCGCTCCACAGGAGAGTCAATGACGAGACTCGTCCAGTTGGTCCGCGCGTCCTTCATCCACTCCGCGACCTCCGCGGGGTCGATACCAGGGACGTGTGGCAAGGGCGCCTTGTTCTCCGCGTACCGCCGGAGCGTGTTGAGGCCTGGCTCCGTCTCGCCGTCCTCGTCACGGCAGTCGTCCCGCTCGTCAAGGAGCTTCTTACCGAGCCGCTGCAGCCACCAGCCGGGAGACTCCACCTTCGTTGCGTCGATAGGCACTTACGGACCTCCCTAAAAGGCGTGTAGCTTCGAGGAGCGCTTTTTGCGCTTCGTGATTCCTGCTGCGACAGCGTCCGCGCGGCACTCGTAGGCGAGTACGGCGCTCATGGCGGCGTCGATCTTCTTTGGGGACTTCGCGTGCTCCTTGCCGATGCCCATATGGTTGCGGCCCATCGGACGGCGCTTCGCGTTCAGCACGTGGCGGGAGAGGGTGGCGCCCAGCTTCGAGAACGGTGCCTCGTCGTCAGCCTTTTCGGTGCCGGCGTACGAAAGCGCCTTGTCGTCGACGGCCTCTGTGAAGCGGTCTAGAGCGTGCTCCATGGCCGTCGGGCGGTTGGTCCACCACTCCAGCGGGCGCGCCTGCGTGGCGCTCACCTGGAGGCCTTCACCGTGGTCACGGGTCCAGGCGTCGACGTAGTCTTGCCAGTGCGGCGGGTCGCAGTAGAAACCGGCAACCTCGTACTTGTCGAAGGCTCTGGCAACGGCTGCGTCTACCGCTTCGCGGTCGACCTGCCATCCTTCGCCCTCCGGTCCTTCCGGTTTTTCCCAGCATCCGAGGAGCTGGAGATGCCCGTCGGACACGCGGCAAGCGGTGAGCGCTGTTGCGTCGTCGCGGATGGATCCGTCGAAGCCGAGCGTGATCAGCTCACCGCGGGCTATCTCCTCCGGCCGGCGGCAGATCTCCCACGCGTCGGAGTCCATCCACGCGTCTGAGCTGCTCGTCCGGGAGTTGAGAAAGTAGCGCTTGCCGTCGGCACTGTCGTTGCGCAGGTCGTAGAAGTCATCGACGAGCGTTTCGAGGTCCATCCACTCCATGGCGTCGCCGTAGGAGTCGAGGAGCGCTGAGCGGAGTTCATCCTCGTTTTTGAGGTCTTTGCAGATGCCGTATCGGTGGTCGTAGAGGAGACGAGCGCGACCGCGCTTCTTCTTCCCCTCGCGGATTGCTTCCGCTTCCTCGTAGGTGCGTTCAGCGACGGAGTCTTGCCCCGGGGCGAACATCGTCGTGGTTTCGAGATACCACGTGCCTGCGCCCTTCTTCCTCTTGCGGAGGTTTCGGGTCACCGTCGCATACATGCGCCGCAGCTCAGGCGTGTTGTAGAGGTGGGTCTCATCGAAGCAGACCCACGTTTCTTTGCCGCCGTCCTTCGACGAGGACGATGCGGTCGACGGGGTTATCTCTCCACCGTCAGGGAGATTGATCTTTGTCAGTCCCGGGTCCACGCCCGGCACCTGCGACAGGGGCGACGCCTCGTCGGTCAGGTTGAAGTACACAGTGTCGTAGACGTTGCCGGTCTGCCCCTCCTCCGTCGCCATGATGCGGAGATAGGGGACGCGGACCGGGCGCCCAATAGGCTCACCGGGCTCGTAGACGTACTCGAAGCCCAGCCCCCAGGGGTCGCGGTAGACCTCCCCGCCCTCGGCCCACCCGTCGAAGCGGCAGGGGCCGAAAGCCTCGAAGAGACCGAGTCGCGCACCGAGCCCGGACTTGTCACAGCCCTTCGGGCGAGAGAAGAACGCGGAGTCGTACAGCATCTTGCCGGCGTGGTCGTCGACCGCGTAGCAGTCCACGACGAAGCCCGTGTACTCGTCACCGTGGCGCACCGGTTCGCCCTGGACGTCGCCAGGGCCGTGCACGACGAAGTACTCCATCCATGCGACCGCCATCCACCCGAGAGAGCGGGAGCGGTCGTGACCGGGGGCGCGCACAGTAACGTGCGGCATCCGGTCTCCTAGCCTGTGAGACGCGCCCTGCGCGAGTTGATGTCGGTTACCCCGTCGGGGCGCTGAGCGGGCTTCTGCGGGGCGTTCACGGGGTCGTCTACCTTGAGCTTCAGACGGGCCCTGTCCTCCGGCGTAGCGCCGAATTTGGCGGCACGGAGGCGCACTTCAGAGGCGAACTCCCACCGACCCTTGGCCCACATCGTGTGGTGCATCAGGGCGGTGTCGATCAGGAAGAGCCAGTCCGTTTGGACGAAGGTCTGAGCCTGCGCTGAGCTACGCCAGGAGTCCCACCAGAGCTGTGTCATGGGGTGCCATTCGACGTCGACGCCGTCCTCTTCACCGAGGACGCCCGCGGGGAGTTCAGGGCCGCGCAGCTCGTCGTCAGGAGAGATGACCGTCTCCGGCTCCGCGGCGTTGCGCCTGCGTCGCTTCGCAGGATCCTTCGGAGCGGGTCCGCGGCCAGCCATCAGGACGCCTCAATCGTCATGGGGAAACCGCACGCCCGACGAGCCAGGCCCATGCGCCAGATCAGACGCTCGATAGCCAGAAGGGCGCGGAGTTCGTCGTCCGTGGTCACGTGCGTCTCGTCGAAGACGATCGGAGCGGGGTCGCCGTGTTCGTTCTCTGGCTCGAAGCGGAAGGGTGCAGCGCACCATCCCGTGGGCATCTCGCCCATAGGTACCTCCCGGGGAAGGACGGCGTGAGCCGCCCATGTCGGGGAGCTACCGAGCCGTCAGCTTGGAAACCACCGCGGAGAGGTCCGCGAGGATGGACGGGCAAGAGCCATGTCGGCGGCCCGTCATTGCGATGTACCGGCCAGTCCCGTAGATCTCTACGGCCGTACCGTCTGGGCGTCGGATCTTCCGTCCATGGCGGACGTCAGCGCGGCCCCAGATGTGCAATCCGTCGCCGGACGGGGACACCTCTACGTAGGTGGCGCCCGCGTCGCGGAGAACGGCTGCAGCCCACGGGGCGAGTTGCCCAGTGAGCGGGTTAAGGCAGTGGTCCAGGTCGAGACAGACCACGTCGTCGACGTCGGAGAGGACGAAGCCTAGACCGACACCGGCTGTGGAGGACGAGGCCTCCGTGTACGTGCTCCAGGTGCGCGGGTTGGTCGACGACGCAGCCATGCCGGCCGACGTCAGCGGGACCTTCCTCGCGTCGCGGCGGACCCACCTGTCGCGGATCCGCAGCTCCTCGGGGAGCGGGTTCTTCTTCGCCGCACGGTGCGAAGCGACACGGCAACGAGTGGAGCAGAAGCGCGCTCGGTGCGAATGCCTCGCCCCCAGGTGCTCCGGGCACCACTCGCATTTCCGTGTGTTCATGGGTCCTATTCTAGTGCGGCGTGTAACGGTAAAGCAAGCCCTGAGCTGGGACGATTCACGGAGCTGTGAGACCGGAGCGCTGTGCGTCCGTCTCCCGTTTCGGGGTCCAGATCAGCCCAACGGGCCGGCGTTCGGGCCTCCAGGAGGCTCCTGCGGACGCCATGGCCACATCCTCCAGACCCGTACAGAGCGCGAGGCCCAGCACCTCTTCGGTGCTCATGGTCTTGATCAAGGGGTCACCCCCCTGGTCGTTAGTTCGCCTAACTAGTCACAATCGTTCGTTTGGCTAACTAATGTCTGCGGTGAAGCCGGCGCGAGGCTCGCGGCGATCACCATCGGCCAGGGCTCCGCGGATCTCCAGCCGGCTCGGGACGAGCGTCAGCGTGATCGTCGTGCAGCGTCGCTCTGTTCCTACGCTGATCTTCGGTGCCTTCGCGAGACGACCAACGTCAACACCGTTCACTATCACGCGTGTCACACTCACGCCTGCCTCGCCTGTGTCCTCTGCCTCCTCCAGCACCACATGGGCACCGCTCATGGGCTAGTCCTCCAGTGCTGGGTGTGTGGGCTTGGGCCGCTCAGTACGCACGCGTGTAAGGGCTGCTGCTGTACCGCCCTCACTGCTGCTCTTGTGCGTGTGACACCACGTACACAACGCCCTCAGGTTGGCCATGCTGTGGTCGTCACCGGGCTCTATGTGGTCCACCTGATTGGCAGGCAGGCCACACACGCGGCCGTCAGAGAAGGCCATGGTGCAGGCGTGCTTGTCCCTGCGCAGTACACGGGCGCGTACGCGAGCCCAGTCCTTAGGAAGGCGGGCTCTGCGCGTGCTGCCCTGCCACGCCATAACGCCTCCTCGTCGTGCGCCTATGCCTTACGCTGGCTGCTCCGTGTGGCCAGGGGAGGCCACGTTCCATGGGGGGTTGCGTTATGCGCGCTTACATACGACGTGCTGCTGTGCCGGCCGTACTGCTGTCCGCTCTCGCAGTGGGGTGCACGTCAGGGGGTACGGCAGATAAGGCCGATCCGAAGCCGTCCGCCAGTGCGAAGGCCGTGGTGGACGCTGCGTCAGAGGAGCCGTCAGCGGCGCCGTCCTCGTCCGCTCCAGCCGCCCCGGAGTTGAAGGTTGGGGAAACTGGGACGTACGACGTCGGCAAGACAGACGACACGGGCGAGAACTACAAGGTCACGTCGAAGATGCAAGTGACCGTCGTGAGTGCGAAGTACGTGACGCCGGCTGAGATCGATACGACCAACAAGCCTGAGCAAGGGCAGTTCGTGAAGCTGACGCTCACGCTCAAGAACGTGGGCAAGGCTCCAGCGGACTTTGCTGCGTACGGGATGATGAAGTGGGAGGACGCTCAAACGGCCGCGCAGGAGGCGACGACGCTTGAAGGTGTCGGTGACGGGCCGGACCTCGACACGACGTACAAGCCGGGGCAGTCCGTTACCGGGAGCCTCGTCCTCGACGTCGCCCGCAAGGGCGGGACCGTGAGCTACGTCGGAACGGACAACCCGAGCGCCGATGCGGCGTTCAAGGTTGCGTTGCCGACGTCCTGAACGTAGTCAGCCCCGCTCGCGGGAGTGGTCCTCCGCGGCGGGGCTTGTCTATGTGGCGGGCGCGTCACACCCTCACAGGTGCGATCGTCAGTTCGGCGTTGTCCACGTCGATGAGCAGACGCCCGCCGTACTCGCTCGGGTCGAACGGGCCGAAGAGCTGCTCTGCGCCGGCCGCGAGGGTTTCCGTCCGCGGAGCCACGGAGAAACCGTCGACCGTCTTCGAGAGCCTGAACGTGATCGTCCGTGCAACGGTGGAGCCGGTGTTCTTCACGAGGACACCAAGACGCCCGTCGTTACCGTCGATGCTGTGGTTGTTCACGGGGTCGCCCACCGTCCTGGTTACCGTCGTCCCTTCACGGGTCGCAGCAAGAACGGAAATGGTTGTGCGTGGCATGTGGCCTCCGTGGTGTTCTCCGGCAGCCTCTGCCTCCGGCGGAGCCCTGTGACCGGGATGTCCGGTCGCCGGATGAGTCGGGGTGGCCGGTCTCGAACCGACGACCTCCCGCTCCCAAAGCGGGCGCGCTACCAACTGCGCTACACCCCGGCGTAGAATGTTCGTGTGGATATTAGCGACGAGGAGTTTGAGGCTCTGCTAGCTGCCTCGTCACTCGGCACCCCTGAAGCTCAGCGCTTGATTGCGGAGGTGCCCCCGGAGGTAGCGCGTCGACTACACGAGGCCGTCAAGGCGGCCGCTGCTCGTCGCGCTGCTGAAGCTGAGTAACTGGAGCCTCCGGCGCGAGTCGAACGCGCGACCTCTGCTTTACGAGAGCAGCGCTCTAGCCATCTGAGCTACGGAGGCAAGTCCCTTCGCCCGGAGTCGAACCGGGATCAGCGCGACCACAACGCGCCGCTCTGCCATTGAGCTACGAAAGGTGTGTGACGAGCCGGCAGACCGCACGGGCATGCCGCCATCCCTGTTGTTCCGGCTCGTCCTCCCCGCTGCCCGGTAACCCTCCGGCCTCCCCGTCAAGCCGGGGCGCTCAGTTGCGCTACAGCGGAAGCCTCATTACTCTCCTGCCTCCATCGCGCGCCGTGTCCGCCCGCTCAGGTACCGAAACGGCGTCGGCCGTACCGCGAACCTGCGGTAGCGGGCGATCGCATGTCCCGGGCACCATCCGGCGATGGCTGCGTCCTCCCGGCAGTCCGGGTCCTTACACGATGGTCTGATCACGTCGTCCATGCCGCCTCCCCAGCGTTCGGGGCGACCGTTGCCCCACACTCGTGTTATGGGGCGGAGATGGCCAGATGTGACGCTGAGGACAGCCGGGGCCGCTCTACCGTGCTTCATACCCCGGAGGAGAGTGCGGGGGAGCACAGGAGCGGCGCCGGCCGTCGAGGAGGGGAGCGGACCGTCCGCCATTCGCGACGGCCGCACGTCCTCCCCTCCTACTACTGTTATGGGGCGTGACGGACGCGGTAGTGATCTTGGAATCGTCCGCCGACAGACCTGACGCAAACTGCCAAACTAACCCCCTTTTTCACTTCTCTCTTAACGCGTCTTAGAAGAGATAGAAATAGGGGGTTAGTTTGGCACTTTGGGCCGAGCAGTGACCCAACGGGCTACGCAGGGCTACCAACTGGCGTCACTCCCTCACGTTCTGGAGTTATCCACAACCACCTGTGGACAACGAGGATGCCGCTCGACGTCGACGAGGAGGACGCGGGGGCGTCGAGAGCCCCGGAGGTGGTCCTCCAGGGCTCTCAGCGTTGTTATGAAGCCGTTACCAATGAGCTGCTGTCAGGTGCTCAGTTCGTCGGCCAGCGCCTCCAGTTCGTCCGCAGCGTCCGCGAGGAACTCCGCCTTATCCGGGTCGCTGAGGAACTCTGCCTTCACCTCGAAGTTCACGCGGCGTGGATCGAGCGTCCTCCATCCGCCACGGATAGCTTTCTTGACGGGGACGTAGACGCCGCAGTCCATGAGGAGTGAGCGACGCTCGTGGACGTCGCCTGCGTCCCACATCTGTGCGTACGTCATCGACTGCTCTTTCACGACGGTCCGCGCCTCTGTCTTCGGACGGGCCTCCAGCTCCCCGAGCCGGGCGTCCAGGGAGTCGTGCCTCTCCTGCCATGCGGCGATGGCGGCACGGGACTTCTGCTTCCCGCGCTCCGCAAGATGCGCCTTGAACTCCGCTTCGGTCTCTTCGATCTCCGGGGCGGGGTCGTAGCCGGGGATCCGCTCGTGCTCCAGGACGCGCACGCCTCCGAGCCGGCGGAGGAACTCCCGCTCGACGTAGTCCTCTGCCCACTCACGCTTGATGGAGGAGGGAGCGGGGCAGTGGCCGACGGGCGTGTTGTAGTGCTTACAGGCGTAGTTCTCCGCCGTGGTGCGCTTCTGGAGGTACATCCGCGCCCCACACGCGTCGCAGTGCAGGACGCCCAGCAGCAGCGCGTTTGTGTCCTTGCGTTCAACGGTCTGCCGGGACTTCTCCGCGAAGATTTCGCCGATGTGGTCGAACTCAGTTCGCGTGAGGATGGGCTCATCAGTGAACGGCACAGGAGCGCCGCTGACGGGGTCTCTGACGATCTGGCCCTTGTAGACCTTCCACCCGAGCATTGCGTGTCCGGTGAGGATGTCTTTCACGGCTACGCCGGACCACCCGCGGGACGGCGCTTTCCCGTCGGAGTCGTCGTCCTGCGCGTTCTCCTCGGTGTCTTCAGGCTCGTCGCTCTGCGCCGTTTCGGCGTCCCGGAATGCCTGGCGTCGCGCCGCCCAGTATTGCCACGGAGTGGGGATCTCATCGTTCGTCAGACCCACTGCAATGGCCGTGGCGCTTTTCCCTTTACGGGTGGTGGAGTTCTCGCCCTTCAGCTCCCGGATAGCCCGCTGAATCACTGCGACGGCGTCCGGGTCTGGCCTCAGCGTCCATCCCCCGGATTCCAGGCGACTCGGGACGTAGCCATAGGGAGGGCGCCCGCCTTTCCACCTGAGTTTCATCTGACGGATAGCCGCATGGGCGCCTGTTACGCGCTCTTTGGTGCTCAGTCGCTCCACCTGCGCCGCGAAGGCAAAGAGCATCATCATGAGCTCTGCCATCGGGTCCATGGGGTTGCGGAAGTCGAAGATCAGCCGCCCGGCGTTACCGACGCCTTCGTCAAAGACGAGCATCTTCCGGTGCTCTTTTGCCCACTTCGCCAGGTCGTGCATGTCCGTCATGGACGCGATGGCGCGGTCGAACCGCCACCACACGATGGCGTCATACTCGTCGGGACGCGCTAGCCACTTGCCTAGCTGCGGACGGTTGAAGGGGCTGAACTTCAGGGCGGAGACGTCGAGGTCGACAGCCTCCCGCAGGTCGTCACCTTCGCCGAAGTCAATGTCCAGTGCTGCGGCCGACTTGTTGCCGGCCTCCCGCTGACGGTCGACGCTCGTCGTCGAGTCGGTAAGCACTGACAGCCTGATAGCACGCAGGCCACGCAGCCGCGTTGCAGCCATGATGGAGCCCTCCCCCTACAGATGACGGCATCATAGCGTTACTGCGGTCAGTACCTGTACAAGTATGTATTCTCCGGGGGCTCGTCGCTGGCATGCGGCGTGGCCTAGTGACCTGCAGAAACGCCGAAGCCCCGCCCACCTCCGCGGGGGAGGAAGTGAGCGGGGCCGTACCGCCCCGGGCAGTCCTGGGGCTTCAGGACTCCACCGACGGGCGGCGCCCCGTCCCCGGGCAGCGGACCCGTGGGGACGGGAAGTGCGTGTCCGTCCGGTGCCCCAGAGGGCTCAGCACTGCCCGGACGGACGACTCTCTACGACAGACCCGATCCCTTATCCGTCGGCGAGAGCCTTGCGGAGCGGACAGGGGCTGGGGAGTCGGCCGACCTCACATCAACCTCGACCCATCACCCCTGCCGCCCCACCGCACGCCGGCTGCACAGGCAGGCAGCGCGCGGGCTTGTGGGGTACGTCAGCGCCAGATGTAGGCGCCCATATCGAGCAACCTGCCGGCGTGGTCCTCGTCGTCGCCGTGCGGCTCGCGCCAGCAGACGACAGTGACGCTTCCGATGTCGCTTCCCAGGGCGTTCATGTGGGTCACGAGGTCGGGATCGGGGTTCGTCGCGGCGCCGCACAGGAGTACGTCGGAGCAGCTCACGACGTCTCCGGAGCCAGCTCAGGCAACGGCTCGCCGTCTGGCGCTATTCGCCAGCCCGTCTGCCTGACGACGCGGAATCGGTCGTGCGCCCGGTTCTGACGGTGGTGATCCTTTGCCCAGTCCTCCGCCTCGTCGGTGTGGTCGATGCCCTTGAACTCAATACAGGAGGCGCATTCGACCCACCGTCGGAACGGAAGCTTGTCCAGCTCTAAGCGCGTGCGGACTTCGGGATACGTGTAGCTCTCCAGACCGTTCGTCACTGGCGCGTCCTCTTCCGCGGGTGGGGGTGGCTGCGGATCTCGACGGCTAGATCCGTGGCGCGTGAGAGGTCGTATTCAGGGCTCTCGACGTCGGTCGCCTGCCGCCACTGTTTCTTTGCCGCCTCGCAGACGTCGCACCCTGGAACCGGTTCCGGCTCCCTGAGCGTAAACGGGTCCGTCAGGTCTACGGGCTCCCGAAGAGTTCGCTCTAACGCCACGGCTACACCTCCCACACGGATGTTGGGTCTCTCGGAATCAGGCGCACGGCTCCGACTCCTCCTCCGTGCAGGTGATGACTCACTGTGCGCGGAATGGCACGTCTAGTGTGACGAGAGTCAGCTATGAAATGCAACCCGACTGACCAACTCTGCAAAATTGCATTCCGATCAACCCGTAGGACTGTTCGCTGTGGAAAGCTGTAGCCACGTCGTGCACACGGCGCCAAGATTGGGGCACGTCGAGGAGAGGGGGTGACCGGTGAGCGATCCAACAGTCAGGAAACGTCGGCTCGGATCGGAGCTACGGCGACTCCGCGAGAACGCCGGGTTGAAACTGGATGACGTCGCGGACCGTACGTCGCTGCCGGCCGCGAAGGTCAGCCGCATTGAGACTGCCCGCATCGGCGTCAAGGCTGACGATCTGAACGCCCTCCTGGACCTCTATGGCGTAGACGACGCCGACAAGCGTGACGCGCTGCAGAGCCTCGCCCGCCACGGCAGTACGCGCGGGTGGTGGCAGCCGTATCGGGACATCATCTCCCCCGCCTACGCGGACTTGATCAGCCTGGAAGCGGACGCAGTCAACATGCGGTCGTATCAGGCGACGCTCATTCCGGGGCTTCTCCAGACTGCTGCGTACGCCCGTGCGACGCTCGAAGCGCTCGGTATGACGGCGACGCAGGACGAGGTGAACGCGCTCGTAGAGGTGCGCATGGCGCGTCAGTCCGTCCTCTCCCGCCGGGAGCCGCTGGAGCTGTGGGCAGTCATCCACGAGGCTGCGCTCCGCCCGCAGGTGAAGAGTGCCCCGAAGATGATGAAGGAGCAGCTTCAATGGCTGCTCGACAAACAAGATCTTCCGCATGTCTCGATACAGGTTCTGCCGCTCGACGCTCCCCCGCATGTCGGGATGAGCGGCAGCTTCGCCATGCTCGGGTTCCCTGAGACGTCCGATCTGGACGTCGTCTACCTGGAGAACCTGACAAGCGCCCTCTACATCGAGGTCTCCGCGGAAGTGAGTCGGTACGGGTCGGCCTTCGAGCGACTGCGCGCGGCTGCCCTCCCGTTCGACGAATCGGCCGACCTCATTGAACGACTGAAGGACAGAATCTGATGACCATCATCCCCAACTCGTCTGCGTCTGGCTTCACCTGGACGAAGTCGACGTACAGCGGTAACCAGGGTGACTGCCTGGAGGTGGCTCACGGCGCCATGCCCTCCGCGCTCCCCGTCCGTGACTCCAAGGTCCCTGCCGGCCCCGCGCTCGTCCTCCGTGACACTGCGTGGGGTGTGTTCGTCGACGCTGTGAAGCGTGGCGACGTCGCCTGATAGCGGCACAACGCAAAGAGCCCCCGCCGGGTGACCGACGGGGGCTCTTGTGTGCTCAGTACTTGCCGCCTCGCGCGGCCCGTACCTTATC